ACTATGACTGCTGCTAAAGTTTCTAATTTTACTGTAATAGGAGAAACTTACGCTTAATTATGGAAAGAGGATATGAAAATGGTTTAGTACAAGGAAACACTGTAGGACTGTCCTCTGGATTACATGGTGGAAGGTTTGGTCATACAATGTCCAAAAGGTTAAACATGCTAAATCCTTCCACTATTGGAGATCCTAAAAGAAATCCTGTATTCTATATCAATGCAGATAAAGTGTCTACTAATGTAGGGACAGTTCAAATATGTTATAATTTAGCAGAAACTGTACCTAATCAAATACTTGCAAATATAGATGAAATATTTACACAAACTGCAGGTACAACATATAGACCAGCTTTAGTGCGTGATGGATTAGGGGGTAGACGATATATGGATTTTGGAGATACTGCAAATAGGTATTTAGAAAGTAGTACATTAGCTAAGATGTATTGCACTATCAATTCTCCTACAAATGTTTATGCTAGTGGTACGGGTTTCACGTACATGTTTGTTATACGCAGAGCTAATGCACCAACAAGTACAGTAAGTATTTTAGATGGCAGAGATAGTACTACACTTCCAAGTGCTGGTGATATTCTTTTAGAATTGAATAGTAATAACTCAATTACTTTTGATTATAAAGGTGGCACAGGAGGTTCAACAACAAGTATAACAGGAACTGCAGGAGTAGGGTTGCTAACTGATTGGAGTATATTAACAGTGAAGTGTCAATTAAGAATAGATGGTGGACCATTACCTTTAGATAATCAATTCAGTAACTACAAAAGATATGATATGCCTAGGGATAATAGGGTAGGTCCTACTTCTCCTATTGATATTTTTGTAAATGGTGTAGAGCAACAAAAGACAATCACTACAAATAACTTTACAAACTCTGATCACTTTGGAGATGGTTCTTATAGAATGTTAGATAGAAACATTTTTATAGGTAATAAAGGGGCTGTATTTGGGACTAGTGGTACACACATTGCAGCAGCATTAATGATACCTGCTTATGTAGATAAATCTTTTCAACAAAGAATAGAAAATTATTTTAGGTTTTATTATAATAAACCTTTTTAATATAGGTGTAATAGCTTTATTTATTTTGTAAGAGTAATCCCATAGAAGAGAGGTTAAAATAAATTGTATCTTTACACAAATATTTAACCTTTTTTTACTTCTTAATATGAAGACAATAACAGCTACACTACTTTCTATTCTGACTTTCTTATCTCCTGTAACAGGATTGATAATTATTATGATAGGGTTTATCTTACTAGATACTGCAGCAGGAATTTATGTTTCTGTAAAATTAGGAGGTTGGAAAAGTTTTCAATCAGACAAACTTTTCAACTTAAGTGTGAAATCTTTCTTCTATTGTTTCAGTATAATTCTTGCATACTTAATTGATATGTTTATCTTTGGAGGTAAATTACAAGGAGTAGATTTTTTACTTTCAAAATTAATGACAGTAGCTTGGGTGTTTATTGAAATTAAATCTTTAGATGAAAAAAGTATTAAAATAGGTAACAAACCTTTTATTACACTTATAAGAGATCTAATTAAAAAGATAAAAGAAATCAAAAAGAATATTAACGAAATAAAAGAATAATCATGGAAAAAGAATTAATTTATGATGCTTTAACTGAAGTAGCAAAAAAGTACACAGAAAGTAAAGCTACAACTAATGCAGGTATAGTTCTTAGAACTATTGTTAGATTCTTACCTGTTAGTCTTATAGTAAAATTATTTGCTGCAAAACTAAGTAAGTAATTCTATACCCCGCCTTAAGAAATATAAACCATAACTTATAAAGTTGTGGTTTTTTGTTATCTTTGTAGTATGGATTTAAGTAGTAAATTAACTCAACCTTTTAGTAACTTGACTTTTGAAGAGAAAAAGCACAAGTACTTTGTTGAAGGTAAACCAATTAAAACCTCAGTTTCAGGGTTAATTTCAAAATTTTATGAGCACTTTGATGCTCAAGCAGTTGCACCTTTCTCAGCTAAAAAGTTAGGTATAACTACAGAGGAAGTCCTAAAACAATGGGCTGACATTAATCAAGAGTCTAGAGACAGAGGACACAGAGTTCACAACTTTGGAGAACTTTATCAATTTGACAGGAGTTTAAAACCTTCTTGTCCTCAAGAAGAAGCTATTGTTGCTTTCTGGGAAAGTTTACCAGAGCACATTATCCCAGTAGCTGCAGAACTTAGAATGTATCACTTTGAACATTTCTTTGCAGGTACAGCAGACATCATCTTATTTGACACTAAAAACCAAACCTATATAATTGCTGACTACAAAACCAATAAGGATTTGTTTAAGAATTTCAAAGGTAAAACTATGTTGGCCCCATTTGAGGCTTTGTTAGACTGCCCTTTGAATCACTATGTAGTTCAGTTATCTTACTATCAATTACTCTTAGAGCAAATAGGAGTAAGAGTTTCTAAGAGGGTAATTATATGGTTAGGATTAGATGGAAAGTTTACCTGTATTAATACAGATGATGTTACAAGTATTTTAAAATCAAATTTAACTATCCAAGATGTTAATAGCTGAAATAACAGAAAGAATTCAATCTCTCTACTCTAGAGGGGTTTCCAGTGATGAATCTAGGTTATCTGACAGACATGTTTATAATAAAGCATTGACTGTTAGAATGCAACTCTTGTCTCAACAATTAAAAAAGAAACAAAGACTTAGTGATTGGAACTATACTATTTTACCTTGTGTAGAATTAATAAAAGTCCCTAGTCATGAATGTGATTGTCTTGGAGATTTAGGTTGTGATGTTTACAGAACTAAACATAAGATTCCTAGAGTAATGACAGACTCTAATAGACACTACATTGAATTTGTAATGACTATAGACACTAGAATGAAAATAGAGGAAACTACAAGGCAAGGTGTAATGTATTTGAAAGGGAATAAATATACAGGAACAAAACCTAAGTATTTATTTGAAAATGGATACTTGTACTTTCCTTTAAACCATAACCCAGGTGTAGTAAAAATTAAACTACTTGCTGAGGATCCTTTAGAAGCTCATCATTTTCCTTCTGTATGTGAAGAATGTCCTGAGTGTACTGATTGTGTAGCTACTCCAAACCACACTTTTGATATTGATGGAGATTTGATTGAACCTTTAATTGACATTTGTGTTCAGGAAATTATTGTTATCTTTGGTCAAAAGAAAGAGGATAGAGTTAGTAATTCAAGAGATATTCAAAGACCTGAAGGAAGTAATAGATAATGCAGAAGACAAACTTAAACATAAGAAGTTCTTACAAGAGGTATTCCAAAGAGGTGGAGAAACCTGTAGAACTAAATACTTTTGTTCCAATAGCTAATGGTTATATGGAATTTTTAATTGAGAAAGTTATTAGTGGAGAAGAGGTAACTCTTCCAGCAAAACTGGGGACTCTTTTTATTCAAGGAGTAAAGAAAAAGTTAGTGTTTAATAAAGATGGTGTACCAATGCTTCCTCCTAATTGGGGTGAGACTAAGAAACTTTGGGAAAGAAACCCTGATGCAAAGGCAACTAAGAAAGTAGTTTACTGTCTTAATGAGGAAACAAATGGTGTAGTCTATAAGTTACATTGGTCTAAGAATAGGGTGCCAATAGAGAACAAACTCTATTATAACTTTATACTTACCAGGGGTAATAAAAGATTGATACACAACCAGATAAAACAAGGTAAAGAATATATTATTAAAACTGAATAACCATGCAAGATAGATTTCAATATGTTACAGTAGATACTATCCTATCAAAGTATCTAAGAGACTTCAGAGGTGTAGAACTTAATGAAGATGAAGCTATTGAATGGATAGGAGAAGCACTAGGTTTTATGCAAATGGCCTCTGCTTCTGAAGAGGGAATTGCTTTTCTTGAAGTTAAAAACTTTCAGGCTGCTTTGCCTAATGGTTTACATTATGTTATTCAAGTTGCTAAAAATAATGCCTGGTCTCCAACTACAGTTGAGTCATGTACTCCACAAGTCATTGCTGAAAACTTAGTTCCTGCTACATCCCCTGACTCTTGTTGTGGAGGTTGGACTGAAGATCTAGTTGCTGTAGATTGTCAAGGAGAGTTAATTGGAGATCAAGAAATAGGTTATTACAGACCTTATTTTGATTTGCAATATGAATACTTAGGTTGGGTTCATTCTAAGGCTTACAGAACAAAATTTACACCTGTTAGATTAGCTAACCATACTTTCTTTAATACTCTTGTTTGTGAAACTGAAGAGGATGCAGGATTGTATAGTGAGAACACAGCAAGTTCTGCAGATGAATATACTATTGTAGGAGATCAACTTAGATTCTCTTTTAAAGAAGGTCATGTTGCTTTAGCTTACTTAAGACAAAGAGTTGATAAAGAAACTGGTTATCCTATGGTTCCTGATGATGAATCTGCTAAGGCTGCTATTACTTATTACTTAGGTTGGAAAACCAAAGAAAGAGAAGCTTGGAATCACAGAGAAGGGGCTATGCAAATAGCTCAAGTAGCTGAACAAAGATGGTTGAAGTATGTCAAACAGTTTAAAAACAAAGCTAAGATGCCTTGGGGAACTGATGAGTATGAAGACCTTATGGAAGGAAGTAATTACTTATTGCCAAGAAGAAAAAGATACTATGGTTTCTTTGGTAAACTTGGTCAAGCAGAAGATAGGATATTTAATGACCCTAACTTTACAAATAAATATAGATACACATCTGGTAACTCAGCATACATGAGATAATTATGGCACAAGAAAAACAACAAGAAGGGAATAATGTAAATGTCCCTGGAGGCTTAAACACAGATTCTTCTCTAGTAAATCAACCTGAAAACACAACTAGATTTGTATTTACAGGAGTTAATGAAACTAAAGAAGGAGATTATGGCTTTATTGCAAATGAAGAGTCTAATGAAGAATGTTATTCTATTCCTGTATTTCCTCATCCTCCTACTTTAGGAGGAACTCCTTATGTGCCTGTTGGAAAAGTTTATGTAGGAGAAGAAAACAATGTTATATTTTTAGCTCACCCTAGTGGTAATTCTATTATAGCTATCTTAGATAAAGAATGTAATTTAACTGTTGTAGTTGATGATTATGACCAAACAGAAAAACTTGGTTTTAAAGTTACTCAACAAATTGATGCAACTTTTAGATTAAGAAGAGGATGTGAAAGAACTATCTATTGGGTTGACCCAAAACCTAGAAAATTTGTTTTAGATAGAGGAGAAGAGTATCAAAACACTTTGACAGGTGATTGGGACATTTCTAAATTTAATCTTTTTAAAACCTACAAGAAAATACCTGTTGTAAAAGATTTACAAGTTATAGATGGTGCTGGAGTTTTACCTCCAGGTTCTTATAATTTTTCTGTACAATATCTTGATGAGGATTTTAATCCTACAGAATTTGTTACAAGTACAGAAACTATTATGATCTATAACACAGCTTCTACCTCTTCATATAGAGAAAAGAGAGGAGCTACTATGGAAAAGAATGATTCTTATTTGAATTATGAGATTAGTAATAAAGCTATAAAGATAGTTTTTGAACCTACATCTTTAGATACTACTTATCCTTTTTATAGACTAGCAATTACTGAGGCTAATGCAGGAGGAGGATTAATTAGTGATACAAAATATACTGCTGAAATTTCTACAAGGAATACTACTTTTTATTACACAGGAACTAACTATGAGAGTACTGGTACTCAAGCAGAAGTTACTATGTTCAATAATATTATTGAAAAAGCTCAAAGTATAGAACAGATTGAAAATAGGTTAATTCTTGGAGATATTGAAGGTAAACAAATAAACTATTGCAAGTTACAAAAATATGCAAGTAGAATTAATGCAGATTTAATTACTAAGAAAGTAATAGTTTCTGATACAGAAATTAGTAATGCCAAAGATCCTGCAGCTCATTTTAATGGTGTAGGATATATGCCAGGAGAAATTTATTCTTTGGGGGTTGTTTATATTTTTGAAGATAATTCTCTTTCCCCTGTATTTCATATTCCTGGAAAAAATCCAACAGCAGATCCTGATACAGTTTATTCAGCAGGAGGGGCAACTTATCCTATGAGTACTTCTGACAATGCTTGTACAGATACTATGTACATTGATAATCCTAGTTGTGGTTCAAATTCTTATTGGGGATTAGATTCTGAAGGAATGTCTTTAGAGGATACTCCTGTAAGACATCACAGATTTCCTTTAAGAACAGATCATGATATTCCTTTTATAGAAAAAGTTTCTCCAACTGAAGCTGCTAATTTTGTAAGGACTCTTCTTGTTACAGTTTCAAAGGAAGATGCAGATTGCCCTACTGAGTGTCCTGAAGGAGTTACTTGTACACCTTTACCTGCAAATTTTGGAGACCCTGTAACTAAGGGTCCTTACACTTATAATGTAAATTATACAGAAGACACAGTTCCAGGTGTTTTAAATAATACTATAGATCCTCAAGAATTTGTAGTAAGTTCAACAGATAATAGAGTAAGAGATATAAATTATAATTCTAGTTCTAGTAGTTTATATGCAACTGCTATTACTATCACAGATATTGTAGAAAGTTTTGAATTCCCTACTCCTAACTATACAGTTGTTATGACAGGGCCTACACTAGATAGTACAACAGGTATGTATTATTACACTGGTACATCCACTGTATCAAAAATGACCTATAAAATAGTAATAGCAACAGGGATTCAAGATACTTCTTCTCCTTTATATACTACTGATATTTTTGGACTTAAATTTTCTAACATTGTAAAACCTTCTTTAGTAGATACTAATGGTCAAAAAATAATTGGTTACTATATTGTAAGAAATGAAAGAAAAGAGTCTGATAGAACTATTATAGATAGTGCTGTACTTACCTCAACTACTAAAGAAAAAAACTTTGTAGCTCAAGGACTTTTGTTTCCACAATATGCTACTCCTGGAGAACAAGCTACAAAAATTAAAAAAGATATTGTAGGATTGATTTATCCTGAGTACAAATTTAATAATAGAAAATACTCAAGTTTTTCTAAAATTGTACAACAAGGTAAATTTGATAAACTTACTTCTATTAAGAGTAGAACTAAAATTAGAGATGTATCTGATGGGTCAGGTTATGTAAGAGGAAAACATAAGGATGGAGAAAGTGATGATGATGGTTTTACTATTCAAATAAAAACTAGAGATACTACAACAGATTTTGTAGCACAAAATACTTTTACTTTAAATGAAAATAACATTAAAGAACTGTATTATCTAACTGCTTTAGAAGACAAGTTAACTAATGATAGTGCTGATAAAGGGGTAGATGTATTTAACTTAGCTTGTGATAATAGGGTAGGCATAGTACATTTAAAACAAAACTATACTTTCAATACTGTAAGTAGTTTACCTTATGTTTATTTATATAGAGATATTCTTGAACCTTACTCTAATTTTAGATTAACTCCTTATTATAAGGAAAGTAAAAATCCTGAAACTTTTGACTCTATAACAAACATTGGTACTGCTACTGTCTTTAATGGAGATAGTTATATTAGTGCTATGAGATATGTCAATAGTGTTTACTTTGACACTAGGATGAAAAAAAGAGCAGGTAAAACTTCTTTTTTTAAGTATTTACTTGCTGCAGTTCTTGTAGTAGCAGCTGTAGTAGTTGCTATATTTACTTGGGGAGTAGGAACAGCAGCTTCAATTGGTTTGATAAGTTTAGCAGCAGGTCTTGTAGGAGTTGCAACTACCTTAACAATTTCTGGGTTACAACAAGATGCTTGGAACAAAGCTTATGGTCTTTTATATAAAGAAGGATTAAGAGAAACTATTACAGATAGTTACATGCAAGATGATATTGATCTCATTACAGCAAAACCTAGAGGATTTAGAAAAAACCCTCAAGATGATGAAATACAGTGGCTAGGAGATTGTGCTAATCTTTGGTTTGAGTCTTCTATAAATATAGGATTAAGACATGGAGCCACAGACAACACTCCTGATTTCTTAAATGCCCCAGGATTAATTGAATCTGGAACTACTGCCTCAGAATGGAACAGAGAATATTTTGATATTAACTCAGTGGGTTCTAATGAAATTCCTCCTACTACTGCTTTAGATTTTCACATGGTTAAGAAGTTAACTTATTTAGATGCAGCAAGAAAAGGTGGAAGAGCTTATGTAGGATTAGCATCAGCAGAGATCTACTCTATAAATCCAGATTACACAAGAAGAAATAAACAAAAAACTTTTAATCATTTAGGATTAGAATATGATTGTTGTTCAGATTGTGTGGAGACTTTTCCACATAGATTTCATTGGTCAGAACAAGCTTTTCAAGAAGAAGTAACAGATAATTTTAGAATGTTTCTACCTAATAACTACAAAGATCTTGAAGCAGAAACAGGTAGGATTACTGATTTATTTAGAATACAAAATAATCTTTATGTTCATACTGAAGAAGGTCTTTGGCATTGTCCTCAGACTTTCCAAGAAAGAGTTACTTCAGATATAATTTCTTTCATAGGTACAGGAGAGTACTTCTCTATTCCTCCTAGAAAGATAGTAGATGACAATAACTCTTCTGCAGGTAATAGACATAAATGGGGAAGAACTAAGACTAAGTTTGGAATTTTATTTCCTTCTGCAAAAGAAAAGAAATGGTATCTATTTGATGGACAACAATTACAACCTATCAGTGATAATGGAAATAGTAATTATTTCAAAACTCACATGGACCTTATTATTGAACAACAATATTACAGTGCCAATAAAATTAAATATCCTTACACCAATAACCCTTCTAATAATATAGGAGTAGGGTTTCTATCTACTTATGATACAAATAAAGAAAGACTTCTTATTACTAAGAAAGATCTTAAAATTACAAATCTTCCTGAGCAAGATTATGAAATTTGTACTAAAGGAGGACAGACAACTATTTTTACAGACTTGTCTGAAACTATAGCAGCTAGAAATGCTAATGGTTGGGCTTATATGGGAGTAGAAAACTGTAGACTAAAATTTGAAAAAACTATTGCACAACCAACTACTCAAAAAAGGTATGAAAAACAAACTGCTACAGTATTTAGTTCTGCAGATTATCTTGTCTTTCAATATATTATGCCAACTGGTTATAATGATTTAGATACAAGAACAAAACTAACTAGTCCTGTTAACTCTTTAGTGTATGGATATGGAGCTGCTGATGAACCTGATTTTACAGATTACATTCATTGGTCAGGAGATAACGCTGGATTTGGTCTTGAATCTGTTTTATTTAATACTAAAAAATTAAAAGAAGATTTTCCAGCTAATAACAATATTATTTTTCAAGCAGCCTCTTGGTGGTTTGGAACTATTGCTTCAGATTGTAAACTTAAAGATTATGATTCAGGAGAACCTTTGTGTGTATCTGTAGAAGGAGGAGATGTTAACTTAAAATCTTTTGTTTATCAAGGAGGTACTATGGCTTTAGTAGGTTTTGACTTTGTTAATACAGGTGGAACTTTATTAGGTATTTATGATTTTCCTCCTGTAAATATTCCAATGCCTAGAAAAGACACTATTACAAATAGTATGTCTGATGGATATTTTATGGGTACTTATAAGTTAGACTTAACTACTGGTAATTTTACTGTAAATGAAGTTCCAGTTACACCTACTCAAGTAGGTACACCTCCTCCTCCAGTCTACACTTATGTAGAAGTAGAAAGACCTACAACTGTTCCTGTAACTGTCATTGAATATGAAGATGGAGAAGTTTTTGTACCTCAGACTTTAAATAATAGTTGGACTATGTCTTACTCTTTAAAAAGACAAGAGTGGGTAGGATGGCATCCTTATATGCCTAGTTTCTATTTACATGTTCAAGAGAAGTTTTACTCTTGGTCACAAGGTTCTACTAAGTTGTGGAAGCATAATAGACCTAATCATTATCAAACTTTCTATGGTGTTAGGTATCCTTTTATTGTAGAGTATGTAGATAACCCAGGAGCTTTAGCAACTAAAGTATGGTCTGGACTAATGTTTCAAACTGAAGCTAAGAAATTTGATACAGTTAGTGAAGAATATTTAGATCAAAGATATGTGACTTTTAATAAAGGGTTATTTTATAACACTCAACAAACAAGTGGAATTGTTACTTTGGCACCTAAACAAGATAGTGATATAAACTACTTGTTACAACAAACTAATAATGTTCCAGGAGTAGCTATCATAGATAGAAATGAAAGAGATTGGACTATGAACTCTTTAAGAGATATAAGAGTAGATTACACTGTTCCTATGTTCTTAAAAGATCTACCTTCTCTTCAAACTAATTATTACATGGATAAAATAGTTAATCCTGCTTCTATCAATTCTAATAAAGACTGGACTCAGTTAGAAAGTTTCAGAGATAAGTTCTTGGTGGTAAGGTTAATATTTGATAACTTTGCTGATACAAGATTAATCTTTAATTTCTCAGCACTACAGAAAAGTCAATCTGAAAGATAAATAATAATCTTTAATAAACTAAAGAAAGATGTTACAACCTAAGAAACCTAATCCTAATCAAAAATCTAAAAGACTTAATTTTACTAAAGGAGAAAAATCTCCTGCTAGTTATGATGTTGATTGGGATAAGGTAAGAAGTATAAATGATAATGTAGTAGTTCAAGCAGCAAAGATGATTGACCCTATAGGTATTACTTCTTATCCTGATGTTTATTATGCAGGTAAAGATTTATATGAAGGTAAGGGTTCTGTTGGAAATTTAGCTTTAAATGTTTTAGGTGCCTTACCTATGGTAGGTAAAGCTAAAGTTTTATTTAATTTAGCTAAAGCTAGCAAGGCTTCTAGAACAGTTACTGGAGCTAAGAAAATTTTTAAAGGAGTAGAAAAAGTAGCAGAAAAAGTAAACAAAGCTACTAATCCTTTAAATATACCTTCTCCTTTTAAATTAAAAAACCAAAGAACATCTAGTAAACAAATAAGTAAAGCAGATGTAAAAAACTTAGCTTTAGATTTATTAGATCTTGGAAATGTTGGGGCTGATGTAACTAGTGTAGGTAAAGCAGCAACTCCTGTAGTAGAAGAAGTAAGTAAGGTTATTAAAAAAGAATTAGAAACACCTTCTCTAATAGACAAAAAGAAAATTATTCAATACTATAATACTGACCCTAAAAGAGGTGGAGTAGAAAAACCTGGGCAACTTGCTAATGTACAGTATGTTCCTGTTTCTAATTCTGCTGAATTAAAAATGTGGGAGCAACAAAAATTAGCTTTTGGCACTAACCAAGATGGAATTATGAAAAAAGGAATGAACCCTAGAAAAAAATATGCTGCTGGATCTAATGCTAAAGGGGTTGGTCCTAACAATTATATCCCTAGTCCTAATGAAGTACTAAGTGACTATAATATTATGTTAGCTAAAGCAGATCAACAAGTTGCTGAAAACTCTGTGGTGCCTATTGTTGCCTTAGTAGGAGGTCTTGCTCAAACTGCCCTTGGAATGGGGAAAGCAAAATCAGGAGGTGATACAGGAAATTTTACTGTTTCAGGGGATGTTAAGGATACCACAAACCCTGAGTTTCAAAGTCCCATTGGAGATAGATTTAAGTCTGTTGCTAATGGTATGAATAATGTAAATGCTGATGTAGAAGTTGAAGGGGGAGAAATGTATGAAACTCCACAAGGAGAGACAGGAGAATTTCAAGGACCTAGTCATGAACAAGGTGGTATTCCTATGGAAGTAAATCAAGATATCCCTGAAGGAACTAAAGTTTATTCTGATAGACTTACAGTAGGTAAGGAAACTCTTGCTGAAAGAAAGGCTAACAGAGAAAGACAAATTGCTAATCTTGAGAAAACTGCTTCACAACCTTTACTTGATTCTGCTGTTAAAAATGCTATGCAAAGAAAAATGGCAGCTATTCAAAAAGAAGAAATAGCTGACTTACAATTTCAAGAGCAAGTAAACAACATGCAACAGATGGCTGATACTGTAGTAGCAGCTTTTGGTACAAGTATGGCAGGTGTACAAGAAAATCCTGTAGGAGAGTCTATGAGATATGGTATGGGTACAGGAGCTGATGGAGTAACTGAATATGATTTAGGGACTAGTGAAGATGGAATAGATCCTAATGAAATAGATCCTATAACTATGCAACAAATTCAAACTGTTATTGGAAGTAATCCAGATGGTACTTGGGGCAGAAGAGATAGAAGAAAAGCAAGAAAATTTTTAAAAGATAAAGACCAAACTGGTTTTCCTTCTTGGGTAAGAGGTGGAGATGGTATCACTAAAAACCAAAGCGATATGGAACTTGCTTTAGGTGACCCAGATTTTCAAAAAGATTTTAGAAAAGTTTATTTTGGAGAATCTGCAGAACCTTTAGCACAAGAAGAAACTTTAGTTCAAACAGAAGGGGCAGTTGAAAACCCTATTGATACTACAGAACTAGCACAAGTTCAAGAAACTGTTGAAGGAACTACAAAAAAAGTTAACCTTCCTGGCACTATGCTTAGTAGAGGGCTTAATAAAATGGGGAATAAAATAGGACAAAAAGTTAAAAAACTTGATGAAGAAGGAATGATTCCAGGTTTAGGAGACTTAACTGGATTATTTGGTAATTACTTAGGGGCTACATCAGGTCTTAAAAATGCTGCTGAACAAAGGAGTACTGATGTAACACATAGAAATGTATTTGCTAATGCCGGTAAAGAGTCTCAAAAGCAATTAGATAATGCTATGAATTCTATTGAAGCAGCTAAAGCACAAGCAATAGTTAAAGCCACAGCTACTACACAAGGAGGAAAGAGAGCAGGTAGAAATGCTACTAGGAGTGGTAATGTAGCAAAAACAATGGATTGGCTTTATGATACAGCTTTAAATGAGCAAATTGCATCTATTAGTGCAGGAGCTGCAGGACAAGTTTCAGATATTTTCAAAAGTAAAGCTAGTACAGCTTTGAGTGCTGACCAATTAAGAGGTACAGGAGAACATCAAGCTGCTATGGCTAATGAAGCTGCTAAAGATGCTTACTACAGTGCCAAAGGTGTAGGTCTTAGAGATCAAGCCTTAGGCATACAAAATATTGGTAAGGACTTAAATGCCATGAAAGAAAATAAAATAAAAGGAAACCTTATGAAAGATTATGGTAAATGGTTTTCTGCAAATGCAAGTGGTATAAGTAATAAAAATAACTCTACTCAAAGTAAAGGAAATAACTTAGAAATTCCTGATGGAAAAGGAGGAACAATTTCTATGACTAGAGAACAATTTCAAGAATTAATGAAGACAATTAATCCAGGTAAAGGTAACTAATTATGGGACAGTTTTATAGAGGTACACCAGCAGAATTTCTTGACAATAAAATGTTTCAAGCTCCTTATGAGTTGATGGCAAGTATTATTGACAAAAAAGATAAAGCTGTAGATGATAATATTAGTACTTTAACAGCTTATTCAGATAAGTTAAAGGCAGATGTTTTAGAAGAAGATAGCCCAGGAACAAGAGCTAAAATACAAGAGTATCAACAAAGAATTGATCAGACTATTTCTGGAATTCAGAATGACCCTATGAATTATCAAAAATATGCTCCTGAGATTACAAAAATAAGTAGAGACATAACTCAAGATTGGAGTAGTACTGGAGAGATAGGAACTAGAGAAGCAAATAAAAAACTTTTTTTAACTGAAAAAGAAAGAATAGCAGATTTAGTTAAAGCAGGTAAATTAGATCCTGCTATTGCAACTATTGAAGAAGCTAAAATCAGAGAAAAATATAAAGCTGAAGGAGGTTTAAAATGGAACAAAGAGTCTAAAAAACCTGAGAATACTTTAGATATTCAAGACCAATACTATAAAGTTGATTTTGATGAAAAGTTTTTAACTCACATGAAACCTGAAGAATGGTCTAAAGAATGGGACACTCCTTCAGGAATGTATATTTACACAGATAAACAATCTGGAAAAAGATTGACTCAAGAAGACATTATAAAAACTTACATAGACCAAGTAGGAGCAGACACTCCTACTTTATATGCTGCAAATAGGTATGCTCAGTTAGGGACAGAAGGAGAAGATTTAGCAGGTTATGAAGGAATAAATAAACCAGGAGAAGCTTATGGGTATGTAGGAGTAAAAGGAAAAGATGGCAAAACATACAAAACTCTTCAAACTAATCCAAGTAATTATTGGGGAAGAAAAGCACAAGCAGCAGCAGAAGTTTTTGAACAAAAATCTTCTAGTACTTCTCAAAGTATGAAAAATGATAGTTATAAACAAGAAATAGCTAAAGAAGAAAGAGCAAAAGTAGAAGAAGTTATTATTCAAACTGAATCTGCCATTGGTTTAAAAAATCATTCTTCTACATCTGCAGGAGTTACTTGGAAAGTTAACAACACTAAATTAGAAACTTTAAAAACAGAGTTAGGTTCCTTGGCCATAAATAATGGATTAAAACCAGATTCTGCAGAATATAAAGCAGTTATATCAGGAAATAGAAAAGCTCTTGAAGCTATGTTTACAGACCCTAAAACAGTTGATAAATATATGAATCAGTACAATTCTATAAACATGGAACTTAATTTACAAAAAGCTTCTGTTGAGGCTTTTAATAAAACTCATAAAACAAAATTAAGTCCTGATGCAAATACTTGGTCTGCTGCTGAAAAAACAATGTATGACAAAGAAATGTCTAAGAAAAATGCAATTGTATCAGGAAAAGGAAATGCTACTTTTAATGGATTAAACTTAAATAATGAAACTCAAAAAGAAGTAAGAAATACTGTAGCTAGTTATATAACAGGAGGAACAGGTAACTTTACTACTTTACAAGGTATTCCAAGTATAAAATATAAAGGAGCTAAAGTAAGGTATTTAGACTCTCAAAATGGTATGTATCAAGCAGCTTTAGATCCTGAAAAAGCAGTAACAATTACTGTAGGAAATAAAACACACTATGCTAAAAAGTTAGGAGGACTATCAGCAGAAGGAAAATATCTTTTCACTATAGGAGGTAAAACTGTGGCTGTAGATCCAAAAAATGTTTTAATGACTTTTGGTACTCCAGGAGGAGAAGTAAATTTAAACCACTATGCAAACCAAGGACATATTCAATCTGCAGAAGTATTATCTCCTGAAACTGGTGGTACTGTTATGGCTTTTCAAACTATGGAAGGAGGAAAATTAGTTAAAATAGAAGTAGACAAAGAAAACACAGCTCCTTCTAGAACTTTGAATAACAAGAAACAAAACTATATCCAATCTTCTTTTAAAATTGGTAATCAAGGTATTGATGTGCAAATATCTGGAGAAGAAGTTTATACTCCTTCTTTAAAAAGTGCTTGGGACAGAACTTATGAACAAAGAGATATAGAAACTACTAAACTTAAGTATGGGGGAGACTACAAAGCAGAAGTAAAAGGACCAAAAGGAACTACTTATAGAGTAGAAGATGGTAAATATTATATTGATACTCCAACTAAAAAAGGAAATCCTGTTACAGATCCTGCAGTAATTCTTCAAATAGACAAAGCTATTCTGTATAAAAATAACTAAAGAACAATTTTTTTTACTATTTTTGTATTTATAAAATTTTATTTATTATGGCAAAGAAAAGAAGTATTAGTTCTGTTAAAAGTGTGTTTGATTCCTTAAAAAGTAAAAGTACTTATGATAGTCAAGCTGCTCTTACAGGTTCAACAGGTATCTCTCAAGAAGAGTTAGCATCTTCAGCTTTTCAATCTGGTCTAGGAGCAAATATCTCTGAACAGATGATAAAAACTAATCAAGAAGTTATTCTTGAGGATAACTATAATAAAGAAATTTCTGCCAATATAAAAAAACAACAACAAGAGTTTGTAGATACAAAAGCAAAAGAAGTTGCTAAACTGCAAACAGAACAAGCAAATATTAAAAAGGCATTAGAGGATATAGATGTAAAAGACCCTAATTCAAAAGAAATTAATGCTCTTTTGAATGATTCTAAAAACTATGTTAAAATAGTTAATCCCTTAATACCAACTTCAACTTCAGCTTTAGGAGTATCAAATATAGATGCCAGTCTAAAAGGAGATTTAACTCCTGCTGCAAAACAAAAACTTGCCACTTTAAAAGCAGAACAACAAAAGGTCAAAGCTCCTTTAATGTTGAATTTACAAGCTTTAAAAGAAGAAAATTTAAAGAATACTGCAGCTATTAAACAAACTGAGGGATACTTAGCTAAAATCAAAAGAATTGAAGACTTAGAAGGAAAACAAAGTATTTATGGTAAAAACATAAATACAGCTTTTTCAGAGTATGATCAAAAAATTGAAGATAAGTATGGTACAGGTGTTGTTGGAAAAGTAGTAGGTTGGTTAGGAGGAGGAGTCACTAAATCTGTGAACTCTTTCTTTTATAATGCTTCTCAAACTATATCTCCTCCTGAAAAGGGAATGAATAAAAAAGAAAAAGAAGAGTACCTTAATTTAAAAAATCAAATTAAAACTATTGAAAAACCTTTTATAGAAAAAACTGTAGAAGATTTTAAAGTATTAGAAGCAGAGTCAAAAAAAATCTATCAAACAGAACAATCTTTTTCAGGTTCTGAAATAGAAGATCATAAAATATACTCCTTAATGGCTTTAGGAAGAGCTATTGAAGAAGGAGAAAACTATTTACAAGATAAAGGAGGTGCTTCTATTTTCTTCACTGAGTTAAGTAAAATTACTATTGGTAGAAATGGTTTAATGGAAGATGCTCAAAGAAGTCTTAATGAATTTTGGAGATATGACAACCTTGTAAAAAAAGAAGCAGAAGTAGGGTATGATAAGTTATCTCCTGTAGAACAACAAGCTTTAAAAGTTTTCTCAAGAGCCCAAGAATTAGAAAATGCCCTTGCTGATAAACAAAGTTTTGGATACAAAACTGTAAAAGGTACTATGGGTTCTGTAGGTTTTGTTAGAGATATGTGGATAGGAAACAGAGCTGCACAATTTATAGGAGCAGTTGCTGGAACTACTAGAGCTGCTATGGGAGCCAATGCAGCTAAGAAAATAATAAAACTTACTGAGAATGCTAAATTAGCTAGAGTAGCAGGAGGAGCAGTAAAAACAGCTTCTTGGTTAGGTGAACAAGCTGCTGTTACTTACATTGATCCTAAATCTATTAATGCAAGAAAAAATAAAGGTTCAGAACTTACAACAGATGCAGAAGGAAAAGTCTTGGACTTTAATACTAGAGAAGAACTTTATAATTTAAAAAAGGTAGGTAATAGTAAAGAAGCTATTAGACTTACTGGAATTAAAAAAATGTTGGAATCTCAAGGTAATCTTTCTGAAGAAGATCAACTTGCATTACAATCTGTAAAAGCTAGACTAGGAGAAGAAGAAGTAGAGGGAATAGTTTCTTTACAAGATGAATTGAAAATGTATGAAACAGAGTCAGACCTTAAAGCTAACTTAAAAGGTATTGGAGATACTGCTATTGAATCTCTTTCTGAACTTTACACAGGCAAATTATTACAAGGAATAGGTGCAGGAGTAAAAATGCTACCTAGAGCCAAAGGAATTATTACAAAAATAGATGATGCAGCTTTTAGAGCCACTAGTAGAATTTACAATACAGGTGTAGGAAGAGCCTATAAAAACTGGCAAAATTTAGTAAGTAAAGTAAATATTAGTGACACTAAAGTAGTTGGGTCTGTTTTTGAAGAACAGTTAGAAGAATACACTGCTGCTATTGGGCACTCTCTTTTTGATTGGGACTCTGCTGATGTAGAACAAACTTTTAGTGCTGAAGGTTCTCAGGATATTGCTGCTCAAACTTTACTTATGAATGGTATGTTTGGAGTAGGTGGTAATGTTCAAATGCATACTAAATTAGCTTATAATAATCTTTACACTAAAAGATTACAAAAAATGAATAAAAGGGTTGCAGAGTTAGAAGACTTTGTTAAGAACAACCCTGAAGATGCAGATGGTAAAAAAGCTTTAAATGAGTATAGAACTCAATTAGAATCTGTAAAAACAAAAAGTTCTTTAGGAGTATTAGATCCTATGTCTATAATTTCTAGAGATAAGACAGGTTTTTCTACTACAAAAAACTTTATTGATAATAGAAAAAATGTAAGAAAGACTATTGATACTTTACGTTATGCTTCTAATGATGAAGATATAAACACTGCAATTGATGTGGCTTCTCTACCTATGTTAGGGGCTGCAGATAAAAACTATGAGGCACAAGTATTAAGAAGCAAAGGAAAAGTAAAAGAAGCAGAGTTAATAGAAAAAAGTATGTTTAAAGATATACTTTTTAAATCTTTTCAAACTCAAACTGAAGATGAACTAGAAGATGGATTAAAGAGAACTCTTTCTAATAAAAACTTATCTGCTGAGAAAAAAGTACAATTGACTAAATTGTATGATGTTGTTACTCAATTAAAAGATGTAAAAAAGAAGTATGAAGGCAATAAGAATGCAGATAAAGCTGTAACTCTTACTTATGAAATTCTTTCTGGAAAACAGGAGTTACAAGAAGCTAGAGAAAACTTATTGAAAAATTCTGGTCCTGTTAAAGAAAGTATAGATGCTTTTATCAGGTCTAGAGGTTTGACTGGAATACAATACACTCCAGAAACTCTTTTATCTCAGGAGTTTTCTGATCCTGCAGAACAGGCTAAGTATGATGATTTTATTGACCAACTTTATACTTTTGAAGATGAAAAAGTAAAAGGACAACTTAATGGTTTAAGATTAGTAGAGTCTTTAGAAGAACATATTTCTGATGCAACTATAGCAAAAACAGAGGTATTGCATCCTTCTCCAGAGGTTAAGAATGGTCAAGCTATGTTAGAAGAAATTTCTAATGAAGCAAAAAAACTATTTACAGATAAAGAAAATCCTTTAAAATTGCAAAGTGCAGTTTATGACTCTGAGGGGGAATTAATTCAAAGTAAAGAATTAGTTGCTGAGTTATATGATGCAATGAAAGATAAATGGATAGGTAGTTTTTTAGAGGGTAAGATAAGTCAAGCAACTTTTAGCAGACTAAAAAATGCTGCTATAAGAGCTCAAGAAAGTACAGAAGAAATTAAAAAATTTCTAGCAGGTAAGAAAACCACAGAGGTAATTGCAAATGCAGAAGAGGCTAAATCTAACTTAGTAACTCCTCCTATAACTAATATGCCTACTTCTGATTTTAATAGTTTGCCTTTAACTGATGGGGTAGCTCAACAAAACTTTGATGATATAGTTCAGACTTCTCCTATTTTTGATATGAATATGCCAGAGGCTGTTTTTCCTGACCAAGAAGTTCCAGTGGCATTTTCTTTTATTACTTCTAAAAATATTGTTCCTACTCAAACTCAAAATAATCAAGAGGAAGTAGCAAGATTAAGAGCTGAAGAACAAGTTGAAAAGACTGCAATAGAAAAAAGAAAGTTTGAGGAATTAGAAAATAATAAGCAAGCTTTTGACTCTTCTACAGCATTTGATTTTGCTAATAAACAAACTGAACTTAGGTATAAAACAGAATTAGCTGAACTTTATGATAAGTATGACAAGTTAATTTCTCCTCTATTAAGAAAAACTAGTGCTCAAGGAAATCAAAAACAACAAGATTTATCTTTAATTGAACAAGCTATTTCACTTATAGGTACAGATACTGATAATTCAAAAGAAGTTAATCAGTTTATTGCTAGTAGCATGACTGAGTTTGGTATTAAAGGGGGAATTTCAGCTGAAGTTTTACCAAAAATAAAAGATGCTATAATTGAAAAGTACAAAAAATTAGAGGATTCTCAGAAATCCACCCCTGAATCTACAGGAGATGCTTTTATAGTTAGCCAAGATGATTTTGAGGACTTTATGTTAGGACCTCAAATGAATTATAGTATAGAAGATCAAAAACTTTTGATAGACTTTGTTACAAATTTAGCTTCTCCTATTGCTATGATTACAGGTCAAGATGTGAGTCTTACTATGGCCTTTGAACAATTCTTTAGAAGTACTGATAGAAAAGAAGATGCAGTAAAAAGAATGGCTCACTTCATTAATGGGTGGAAATTAGCAGGTTTTAAAACTGAAGACAATGAAATATTAAACTTAGCAAATAAGTTTGGTAATCTTACTCAAAGAGCAGAATTAGAGCAAAACTTTTTTGATAGATTTGGAGACACTATTCCAAACATATTTACAAGTCCTTTAGGAGCAACTTCTTCTATTGGTCTTGATGCTACAATAGAGTCTTCTGAAAAAGTAAACACTGAATTACAAAAGAAAGAAGAGCCTACTTTTTATGAAGAAAATGCTTCTAATGAACTAGTGACTCCAGGAGTAGAGGATGTTAAGGAAGGTAAAATTAATTCAGTTAAACCTAAAGTAGGTTTTAGTGCTATGGCACATGAAAATGTTACTTTAGAAAATGGAGTAGTTGTAAAAAGAACTGTAGGAGATTTTCTTAATGTTATAAAAGGACACCCTTTAAAATTAGATTTCAGACCTTTATTGCACCCTGATAATGGACCAACAATAACTTTACAAATACAAGCTGTAGAAGAAAGTCAATGGAAAGATGTACCTGTTCCAGTAGGTTTAGATGAAAGAGGTATGCCAATCTTAGATGACAGAGGACAAACAGCTTTAATTTCTTTTGCTGATTGGGTTAATGCTAATAAGAGTAAACCTAATTTTCAAGAGCTTTTTACAAACAAGAAACCATATTTATTTGTACACAAAGGTACTCCTGTAGGTTATGTACATGAAACTGATTGGTACAATCCTAATAATGTATCTCATCCTCATGTAGAAAACATGAAAGTTGAAGAGATGGATGCTGAATGGGCAGCTCATATTCAAGCTGGAAAAGATGCAACAAATACCTTAAGAAAAAATATTGAAGCAGGTCTTACTGAAGTTACTGCTACAATTCCTGAAAATGCTATTTATCACACATTAGATGAAAATGAAGAGTTAATTACTATTAAACAATCTAACCCTCAAGCAGTTATGGCTGTTCAAATAGGGGTAGAAGGAGTGTTAGAAGGATTAGATAAAGGATTTGAGACAGGAGAAAAAGTATTGTTAAATAGTAAAGATGGGGCAGATGCTTTAAATGCAAATACTTCAGGGCATACTTGGGCAGTACATAGAGTGGGAACTCAAATTAATCCTACTACAGGCAAAAAATTTGAAACCTATAGAGCAGTAAAAGTAAATAGATTTTTTACAGAGACTCAAATGGATTCTATACAGTGGGCAATAGCTGCTCATAAGATTCTTAATGGCCAAACTGTACCTAAAGAATTTGGATTAACTCCTAAACAAGCTGAGGATATCCGAAAAGATTTAAGGAATAGTATGAAATTAAATTTAAAAGACACCACTGATTTAGCTAACTACATTCAACATTTTATAAAAATTAAAAAAGGAGCTTTAGCTGATTGGAACTCAAAAAGAGCTAACTATACTGCAAAAGATGTTACAGATAAGTTAGCTTATATGAATATCTTATTTGAACAAAATAACACCTTTGAGCAATTATTAGAATTAGTTGAACAGAATACTTCAAAAAGAGGTTTAAAGGCTAAAACACCTGTTGCAATAGTTTCTAGAACTGGTGTAACTGATTATAAAAATTCAGAGGGTAAGGTAGCCACTTATCAAGAGTACTTAGCAGAAACTGTCTATACAAATATCAAAACTTTTGATATGGATAGTACAGGAACTAAACCTACTTTTGCATTAGGAATTCAACCTATAATTTCTTTAGATTATGTACCTGTTGAAGGACCTCTTGTTAAGAATTCTGTACAAGAAAGTATCCAAGAAGCTGCACAACAAGTTATTGCAGAGCAACTTGAGGCACCTGAAGAAGTCTTTGATGTTAAAGCAGCAGAAGACTACCTTAACTCTTTAGGTATTAACCTAGAAGACTTTGAGTTAGAGGATATGCATATTGGGGATATGTCTAAAATAAGTAACTTATTTCAAGTTACTCCAGGGTTAATTGTAGCTGAAGAGAGACCTCTTAAAGAAGAAATTGCACATGAAATAATTACTAGATTAAACTTTAGAGGTAAGGTTTCAGAAGAAACTAAAGAAAAAATCAAAAGAGAAATTAAAGAGTTAATTACAAAAAAATTAAATGGCACTTTAAAAACTCTGTCTGCTTTACAAGAAAAAGCCAGTAAAGAAAAAGAACCTAGTAATAAAGTAAAAACAATTTCAAAAGCTCTTTCTGTAACTATAGAAAATGTACAAAATGTTATTGAAAATTTTGAAAGAATTTATGACAAAGCAATAGCAGAAGTAAACCTTCAAACTAAAATAGATCTTACTTCTAAAGATTACTCTGATGAAGATGATCAAACTTTAAGTGAGAAAAACTACAGTAAAGATTCAATAGAAGAATCTTTAAAAACAAAAGCTTCAGAAAGACTAAGAATGCTTTTAAGTGGTATTCCTCAATATGACTCTAAAGGAGAAGTTGTAAAAGGTTATTTAGGATTTAGAAGGTTTATGAGTTTGAATGATGTTTACAATCAAGTACTTAAAAACATTTCTTTTGGTATTGACCCTGATTCAAACTTTGATAATCTAGTTGCAAAATTATCTGAAAGCAATTCTCCTGCTATGGTAGAAGTTGTAAAAAGACTATTGGAGGGAGATTCTCAAATTCAAAATGAGTTTACTTATAATGTGGTTGCACATACCCTTAGTTCTAAATTTGCTATGTTTGAAGAACTTGAGAAAGGTTTTTCACTTCAAATGTATGATACTAATGCAAATGAGATTACCAGAGTCTTAAAAAATATCTGGAAAGAAAATTCAGTTGCTTCTGATTTATATAACTATGATGGATCTATTAATGAAGGATATGCTACTGCCTTACTTCAAGAGTTTGAATCTTTTCCTGCTGATGTAAATCAAGTGCCTGAAAAGGTTTTAAGAGATTGGTTAAGTAAACTTGGTTTAGAATTAAATGATAAAACTTGGGAAGACATTTATCAAGGTAAATTATACTACCAAGGTAAATTTCAAACTTTTAATAAACTTTACACACAAGGTAAAGGAGGTTTGTATAAAGAACTTGCTACTTTTTTAAAAGATGCAATTAAAACTCCTGCAGAATATGCTGCTGATGGTAAATACAATATTTTAAGTAACTTAAGTGGGCTTAGTAATGCAATAGCTTCTGTAGAAGCTAAGTATAATCCTCAGTTAGTTTCTCTTTCTTTTAGAGACACTGGTAAAAATATTTCTACTCAAGTCCCTCCTAAATTCATTACAGATAAAGTAGCAGAATTATTAAAAGATGCTAGAGGCACTCAAGATAAAATAAAAGAATTACAAAATATTTCTTATAGTCAAGATTCTTTAATTTTAGATTTATTGACTAGAGTCCCTGAAATGCAAGAGTCTTTTAAAATCCACCATACTTCTATTACTGCATTAAAAGAAAAAGGAGCAAAAGTTTTTGGTAAAAATGATATTACTTCTTTAGGAGAGTTAAGTTATGATTTAGTTACTACAACAGGATTTTCTGATAGAAGGGTAGCTAAGTTACCAGAACATGAAAAAATCAATGGATTTAGCATAAGAATGGCTAATATGTTGTTTCCAACTATGTCTGATAAAAGTACAGGGTTGTTTTTAACAGCTCCCGTATTTGACTTTATGAAAGATGCTGATGATGCTTTTGAATTAGATACAGAAGGTAAGATAAAAAATATTTCTGAAGATACTAAAGATGTTCTATTTAACTATTTAGTTTTGCCAGAAATAAAGAGAATGCATAATTACTATAAAAATGTCAAAGCCACTAACATTAAGGGGTATGATAAAGCAGTAGGTATGTTCCACTTATTCCCTGTAATGAATACTCTTACTAACACTGATGGAGTTCTTTTAAAAGACATCATTATGAATAATGCTGAGGTAGGAGAACTAGATGTTATTTTAGAACAATATGGGGATATTTTTAAAAATGCTATTCAAGGTGTTATTAAAAAAGAAGTAGATTATAAGGTATCTCAATGGGGAGAAGCCAAAGAAGAAGTAGATGGTAAAATGGTTTCTAAAATGTTTGGTACAGAGTATTTTGAAGGAAAAGATCCAGAGAAATACTATGAAACTGCTGTTTGGGATTATGTTATGAACTCTATGCTTTTTAATGCAGAAATTTTTAAAGTTTTTGCTGGAGATATTGCTGTGTACTCTCAAGATAAACTCTTCAAAAAAGAGATTACAGACCCTAAAGAATACATTTCTATCAACAAACAAATTGGTATCAATTTAGGTAAAAGGTTAGCTTTGTTAATTGCCCCAGGTAAAAAGATAGCTAATTCTGTAGGAGAAAAATATAACCAAGTAATACTAAAAGATTCTGTAGATATTGCAGAAAACGCTGAGTTTTTAATTGAAATGTACTATAGTAGAGAAGATGCAGATAAAGCTGCTCCACTATTGAATAAATACTCAAACATTTCAAGAAATTTAGATAGACTTCAAAAAGTATCTCTTGTAAATAAATCTTCTGAACAAGTTGATAGATACTATCAAATGCAAGCAGTATTAGAAAAGGAATTAAAAGGTATCAGAGAAACTTTAAGTGATAACTATAGAAGTCTTGAAGCTTATTTTGATATTGAGTCAACTGATGCTCAGGAATATACAACTGTGACAGAACACATAAATATCCTTCAAAGGTTAGGAAGAATTACTCCCGAAGATGAAAAAGCTATTTTAAACTCTTTATTTGAAAATAAAGATTTAACTAAGGAGCAACTATCTTTAGTAATGCAACCTATTAAACCTGTACACACTGGAAACTATGTTAACACAGAATTAGATGTAAACAGAATAATTTATGTAAAATCTTCTGCTTTTCCTTTAATCCCTCAATTAACTAAAGGAACTAAATTAGATAACCTTAGAAATGCTCTTGAAAAATTAGAAGGTGTTACAGGAAGATTTACCAGAGCCTCTTATCAGACTGCTAATAAAGTAGGTAGTGTTGTAGATGAAAATGCTATTAATCCTTTAGATGTTAATGACTTAGAAAAATTATATACAGGATTAAACTCTCAAACTAAAGAATTTGATTCTAAAAATATAGGTGTTTCTGTATTAGTTTTAGATAGAAATAACTTTAGAATTCAGCAAGATGTACCTTTTAAATCTGATAAAAAGAAGAGAGATGAAGTGGCTATGGGTACTCAAATCTTTAAACTTTTGTTTGGAGATGGAGTAAAACAAGGAACTACTTTTAACTTTAAAGGATTAGAAAAAACAGGAGAAGAGTTGTATGAAATCTACAATAGTTCTTTTGCTAAAATTGTTGATGCTAAGAAAAGAGAATTATTTAGAGACTTAGGATTAGATCCTCAAGGTAAAATAATTGATGAAAAAATGTTTGTAACTTCTTTGCAAGAGGTTCTAGAAAAAGAAGCAATAGACAGAGGTTATAGCATTAAGAGTATCCGTGGATTAAAAATGGATAGTCTTATTTCTGCTGCAACAGGGGCAACTTATTTTGAGTTTAAAACTCCTCTTTGGTTATCTCCAGATAGTAACAGGTATGAATCTTTATTAAATTCTATTATTACTAATAGAATAATGAAACATAAAATGCCTGGTAGTGGATATGTAGCAGGTTCTGAACATGGCTTTCAATTTAAAGAAGACTTATCAGAGTTAAATGAAAATAGAACAATCTTTTTTGATGGTTGGAATGGAAAAGAATTACAAGGTGTTCACACTGTTACAGAAGGTGGAGAAGTTGTTTTTCAAAAAGCTCAAGTATTAGCTCCTTCTAAATTTAAAGATTCTAAAGGTAAACTGATAAATCTTTTTGAAGGGTACAATGAAAAAACAAAAGATGTATCTAAAGCTAAGTATTTAAAAAGAAATGAGAATGGTTCTTTAGGTTTAAAAGAAGAGTTATTAGACAAAGAATTACTTAATCTTTTCTCTTTTAGAACTCCTACTTCTTCTCACGTTTCTGGTTCTAGTATTGAAATTGTGGGTATTTTGCCTCCTGAGTCAGGGGACTTAATGCTTGTACCTAAAAACTTTACTAAACAAAAAGGTCTTGATTATGATATTGATAAAGAATCTGGGTATCAATTAAACCATGTTGTAAACAAAGAAACAGGAGCAATAGAAGTACTATCTCAAGAACATTTAGCACAAGAGTTAGATGTATTTGAGAAAAAGATTGAAGAAATAAATCTTGAAAACACTATACTTGAACTTAAAGGTAGAAATATAGAGATTGAAGGTAAAGAAAACAAATATGCTAAACCAAGTATATTTGATATGAAAAATTCTTTATTGGAGAGATTTGCTGCTATTTTAGAAGACAGTGTTTCTCAAGAAGATATTGAAATTCTTTTAGACCCTACCACTTCTATAAGAGAGAAAAAGGAAGCTAAGGAAATTCAATTAGAAAAGAAATTAGCTGAAAATGATTTTATTAGAGTTCATTTAGCGGTTTATAATAGCCCTGACATGGAAATCCAAAAGAAAATCAATAAGGTACTTTCTATGTCTTTTGCTCAAGACCAGGCTAAAACTATGGAAAAATTGTCTGAAGAAGGGACTAAGGTTTCTTTTATAAACTCTTTCTTAGAAAAGAATCCTGACAATTCTCCAGCAGATGCAGAAGAAGCTTACCAACAAGATATAAAGAACTCAACTATTCTTGGATACAGTTACCAAAAAGCTAAGATGAGTTTAGGTTCTATTGGTAAAACTGCTATTGGAATTTATGCTAACTATACAACTTTTAATGGACTTATTCAACAGTCTTTTGGAGAAGATGGTATGACTATTATAAACCCAAAAACAGAGGGCAGAAAGGAGATGACTATTGGGCACTTTACTTCTTCTAATTTAGGAGCTAAACAAACTTTAAGTCCTATGGATCCTATAATAGCAAAAAAATGGCTAGAGAATAATTATCAAAGGGACTCTTCAGAAGTATGGGCTGAGAAAGAAAACACTGCAACAGATAATGAGAAAGAACAAATCTTAGGTAGAGTTGGAGTAGATGAAGACACTATTAATGCAGAAGCAGTGGCTACTTTAAGAAACTTTGATAAAGATGAAAATGGAAATAGTATTCCTTATCTACTTCTTTCCCAACCTGTTATTAAAGATTATGTATCTCAAAGTAAGAATGTTAAAGGCCTTTTAGGAAAATACATTTCTAAAGAAGATATGATCAATCAAATTATTGCAGAGTTAAGTGATAATACAATTAAATATGAAGTACATCCAGAAACTTTTGAATATGAGTTTATGGAACTAGATGGTACACCAATTTTTTGGGAAGGAAGTAAAGACCTTACAGGAAATAATCTAGTAAAAGGTATTAAAGAGAATGGTAAAGATAAAAAGATTCAGTTAGATGCTTTCATGACTTTTATAGAGTTACAAAAAGAGGGAGGAGTAGTAGCAAGTATTCAAAAAGTTGTTAATACAAATACCTTGGGTAAATCTATTATAGAAGGTATGTCAAGATATGAATCTTTAGCTGCCTTATCTTCTAATAAGATGGTTCCTGAAGCAATTAAATTGCTAGGAGAGATTTGTACTGATTGTACTGATAGTAGTACAGGTTTCTTTCCTTTTAGTTACACTTCTGAAACTAAAAAAGGACCAATATTAAAAACAGTTTGGATTAAACCTAGTACTCCTCAAGGTCAAATAGTTATTAATGGACTATATATTGGAAACAATTTGTTTAAAGATTTCTTTCCTTACAAAGAAAAGGCTATTAAAACTATTTTTAATGAAATTGGATTGTCTGAAAATGAGTCTACAAGAATAGAAGAAGCTGAAATGATTATTGAAGAAATCAAAAAATACTTCTACTCTAACCCTAACTTAGGTATTTTTGAAGGAGGAATAGATGCTAAAAGACAAGAACTTTTTGTAGATGACTCTAGTAATACATCTATGGCTAAGTACTTAATGACAACTTTAAAATCTCAAGATAAGGACTATAGAAAAGGTTTAAAAACTATTAAAAATAATCCTTTGTTACAAAGATTTATTTTTGAAGTAGGAAAGAGTAAAGAAAAAGTTTCTGTTATCAAGTATAACAACTCTGCAACAGATAATTTAGATGAGGAGTCTTTATATAACTCTTTACCTGAGTTAATTGAAGCTAACTTTCCATTGCCATCTAAAAATGGCAAACCTTATTCTACAACACAACTTGCTATGGATTTGGTTGCTTATTCTTTTCTTGAAGGAGGAATTCAAGAGGCTACTCAATTTGTTAAGTTTGTACCTATTGAATTGTTAGAAGCAGCAGGAAGACTAGGTAAAAAAGATAATTTCTTATCTATTGCAACTAATCTAAAAGCTTACAATCCTAAAAGAAATACAAATCTAGATTTATTTGAAGGCTTTTTAGGAATTAAGGAAGAAAGTGTAGGAGGAGTTTCAACTTTTACAAAACAATTTTTTCAACATTTCCCTCAAAAAGCAAAGAAAATTAATTTTAAAGACAGAAAAAATCTTGCAAATAATGGAACTACTTTTACTTTAAGTAAGGAAGAGTACCCTGTTGCCCCTAAATTTACTCAAGTAAAAGGAAAAGCAGGAAATGTAAGACTTTATATGCATGTTGGAGAAAATGCTTACCAAGAAGTAGAAGTTCTTTCTGGAAAAGGTATCTCACAATATCAATATAAAGTAGAATCTGCTGTAGGAATTAAACAAACTCCTTTAGCTCCTTTGACTCCTAATTTAGTTCAAAAAGCACACACTGCTGGAAACTTAATTATTACACCAAGTATGACTATAAAAGATGTTGTGAAAAATATTTCAGAATTAAAACTTTCTGATAAATATGCTCACTTGACTCAATTAGCTTCTTGGATGAAAAACATGGCTAAAGATACAGGAGACCTTCACATTATAGATGAAACTAAAATGGCAGGATTAGGTGCAACAGGAGCTGAAAAATTGTATATCAAACTTAATGCTTCTTTATTTGGAGAAAATAAAGGACCTGAATTAGCTAGTGAGATTTTTATGCATGAGTTTATACACCATGTTTCTATTAAAGAACTAGGTAAATACTATAATGAAAACTATACAGCATTAAGAGAAGGGTCTATCCCTTCTCATGTACAAACTTTAGATACTGTATTTAACTTGTTTACTTCTTCTTTAGATGAAAGTAAATTAAAAAAATTCAGAGAGTTACAAGCTATAATTAATAACACAAATTTATCAAAAGAAGAAAGAAAAGCTGCCCTTATGGAGAGAGAGGCTTATGAAGAAAGAGATTTGTATTACACTGCTTTAAATATTAAAGAGTTTGTTGCAATGTCTTTAACAGATGCATCTATCCAAAAGAAATTATCTGAAATGCCATACCTTAAATCAGGTAAAACATTCTTAGAAAAATTACAAGATATACTTGTTGAGTTATTTTCTGCAACTTTCCCAGCTATTAAAGAAAATTCTTTAGCTATGGGAGCATTAAAGGCCTCTATGAACTTTATTCAAGAAGAGTATAATATTAGAACTAAAAATTCTTTATCTTTACCTCAAGTAAATGAAGACCCAATTATGCCAGATTCACTAGTATTTAATCAACTTGATCAACTTGCTCCTGAGCCTGATTTTATACCTGAATCTACTGATTTCCCTGTTTTTGATACTAGTGGAGTAATTACATCTTTGCCTGGAATTTCTTTTAGTTTAAAAGAAGAAATTCCTAAAGAAAGAACTATAACTTATACACCAACAGGAAAAGCTACTCAAACTTATAGAGTAGAAACAGCAGTTTGGGGAGAACAAATTTTTAATTCTAAAGGAGTTGAAGTATTTAAAACTGATAGTGTAGACAGAAATAAAATTTTAGCTAATTTAGCAATTAAAGAAAAAAGAGCTATATTAGTAGAACATGTAATAAAAGGAGAAACTGTTAAATTTGTAATGCTTCCAAATAATCAAATTCTTTCAGTTACTACTGGTAAAATTATGAAATGGGTACAATCAAATAGAGATAGACAAGCAATTACAGCTAAAGCTAATAAATTAAGATTAGAAAAAGAAGATAATGCTTTACCTTTAGGTATATCTCAGATGGAATGGAAATCTTTAACACCTGCAGAACAACAAAAAATTAAAGACTGTAATTAATATGACAAATTGTGTAAGTACTAGTACTAAAGAGTTTAAAGCATTAGCTGACCAATCTAATATTAATCCAATAATTCTTGCTGCAAAGATTTCTTTGTGGCAAGAAGCTAATGGATTAGATAAGTATCCTACTTTACAAGAGATTAAACCAGAAATAGAAGAAGAGGATTATGCCCTTCCTTTAAGTCAAAATATAAAGGAGGACTCTAATTTTTCCCTAGAAGAGTTTACATCTTTTAGAAACTCTTATCATTCAAGAGAAGATTTGACATTAGCTGCTTATGCAATTAGTCAAAAAGTGGATGATGCTATAGGTTACTCTGCTATTAGTTATAAAGTTGAGAAAGGAAAAGCTGGTCTTGTACAAAGAGTTGTTGTGGAACCTACACATAAAAGAGATACTACAACTGCTGTAAATAATAATACCTTATCTTTAGCAAAAAGGATGTCAAAAATAGCACATCCCTCTTATACATCAAATTTTTTACAAGTTGTATCTCAAGTAGATAGTCCTTATAAAAATATTATTAAAGTAGGTTACAGTAATGATTTGTTACAGACTTTTGCAGAGGGTATGCAAGATATCCCCTTAGAACAATTTCAACAATACATGTATGAAAGGTTCTTAGAAAGTAAAGGTATTTACAAAAGTGAAGTACAAACTAAACAAGATGCTAGAGAAGAACTTGCTTACCTTAAAACTTTGCCTCATAGCCAGTTTCAAGGATTTTTTAACCCTGAAACAGGGGAAATTTATTCTGATAGAACTCAGTGGGAAAACTATTTAAACACTATTGCTAATTTTGAAGAAGAGTGGGATGAAGAAGAGGATTTAGCTTTAAATATTAATAATCCTAGTAATTCAATTTACATTGATCCTACTTATGATTATTACAAAGTTAAAAGAAAAGAGCAAGTAGCAAAAATCCAAAAACAAATAGACAAACTTAAAGCTAAGGAAAGAATAGAAGGAACTTCTGATAGACTTTCTTCTAGAATAACTTATTTAAAAAGTATAAAAACTAATTTAGAAAAAGATTTAGAAGATTTAAGAACTTCAACAGACTATTTTAAAACTGTTGAAAGTCTTTTGTATAGAGATATTAATTTAATTAGAGACTTAATTAATACTCCTAGTATAGAAAACTTTTTCTTAGCTGAAGATATTTCAGATTTTATTGAAGTAAACTTAAATTTTATTAACCCTAATTCTCAATTATTTAAAACAGAAGAAGGTAAAGAATTTACTCCTGAAGTAAGTAATTTAATAAAAGAGGTTTCTCACTTAAATACAGGTCTTATAGCTAAAATAAATAAGGCCAGAAATGATCACTTTATTGAGATACTAAGTAAATATGAAAACAATATTAAAGAACTGTATCCAGGTAAAAGTTTAGAAGAAATTAAAGATATTTTAACTTCTAATTTACAAGATATTACTTCTTTAGAAGCTAACTTTTTAACTCAAGGTAAGAATCTTATAAGTGAATCTGATCTTATTGCAGAATTAATGAGATTAGAGTATGATATACAAGTAGAAATAGAAAAACCAAGAGTACAAAGACTTATACAAAAGGTTAATAAATTACTACCTAAAGTAGAAGCAGAACTTCTAAAAATGGGTCTAGTTACTTCTGTAGGAGTTGGGATAGAAGGAACAACAAAATTTTCTTTTTATAACTATCAAGCTCTTTTTTATAGAAAAGATGACAAAGGAAATCCTATTCCAACTTTAGTAAGTAAGTTTAGTCAAAAATGGGATAGTTTTATTAATAATTTTAACTTTGAAGCAAGCACAAACATCTTTCAGGCTAGATATGCAAAAGATTGGACAAAAGTTGAAACTTTACTTAGAGAAAAATACTATAAGTTAAATGCCAATGTTGATTTTGTGGATTTTAGGTTACTAGATGATGTAGCTGCTTTAGTTACAGATCCTAGGTTAAAAGTTATGTTTAAGACAAATCCTGCTAATAATGCTATTTATAAGCAGTATTTGATTGATAATATTGGAGCATCTGAATACAATAAACTTGTAAAAGAACAAGTCAGTCAATTACAAAATTTTTTGAGTAAAGAAGCAGAATTGGTTTCTGCAGCTTTAAAAAAAGAAAATAAGTTTTCTTATGTAGATTTATCTCAATATTCAAAAGATAACATAGATGTAAGTCTTAAAAGATATAATCCAGCTGAATTTTTAGAGTCTCATAACACTGGTAAACAAGGTATGATAGAGTACACTTTAGGTACTGCAAGTAATGTTAAATATTCTTATCTAGAATTCAATACTTACATTCCAAAAAGAAATAACTATCAAAATATGACTACAGGGTACTATGATAAAGACTTTGAAGTTATTGAAAAAAACCAAGATTTAAGAGATTTTTGGCAGGTTTTTGAAGACTCTTTATATCAAATAAATGATAGTCTTATAGACTCTAATTTAAAGTTAAATAGTAAAACTATTCTTCACATGTCTAAAGGACTGTTAGAAACAGCTTTAGATAAAGGATTTTATAATAGTGTAAAAGCTATTCCAAGTAAAGAAAATGTTTTAAATACTGTTCAACATGTTAAAGATAATTTTAGTGTAAAACAAAAAATTAAAGGAAAAGAACAAGAAGTACAGTTACCTGTAAGTATTAATTCTTTTCAAAATATAGTTGAAAAAGACTTTGATGTAATGAAGATGCAACTCTCAAATATTTTGAGAGCAAATCTTAAAAATGAAACTGTCTTAAATTGGAATGCCATTCCTCTAAATTTAAAATCTGAGATTTATGAAGCCTTAGGTATTAATAATGAACAAGACTTTTTAGATCAAATAACTCTTGATAAAACAGGGGGAGTAAGAGTTGGGGCATTAAAGATATTTAATAGAATATCTGTAATGGAGCAACAAACTACAGATTTACCTATGTTAATTAAAGCTTTATTAGAACAAAGTGTACTTCACAAAGCTAGAACAGTTGCTAAAGACAATATAGATATCCTTAGGGGAGTAAACAATTTAGTAAAAAATAGAGAAGGTAAGTCTAATTTAGAGGAAGATACTTCAACAAGAAAATCTGGTCAAGTTAGGACTAATGCTCAAAAAAGAAATGATTACTTTTATGAAAATGCAGTCTTAAATGAATCAGAACCTAAACATTCTGGAAATATCTCTAAGTTAAGAGATAAGAAAACCTATGAAAACAAATATGCCAATGGAGAACTAATTGAACCAGATGACATGTTTAAATATCTTCTTAACTTTCATCATAAAAACTTTAGTCCTGAAGAAAAAATTCAGTACAGAGTTATGAAGAAAAGATGGGATTTTATTAAAGAAACTTTAGATAATCTTGCTAGTAATAATGCAACTAATACTCCACAACAACTAGAGTTAGAAAAAGAAAAACTTTCTATAGAACAGAGAGTTACTCTTATGGGTAAAGATTATATGGCTACTACAATAGTTAGTAATCTTCTTAACAAAGGTTTAGCTATTGGGGTAGGGTTAGGATATGCAAGTTTAGGTATGGTTTATAACTACCTTAATGCTAGGTCTAACTTTTTTCACAGAGATGGAGAATTTTGGAAAGAAGGTAACGCTTATCCAGCTTTTGCTTTTGTTGATATGCATGCTACAAGAAGGGTAAATCCTGCTTATGCAAAACAATGGAAAACAATGGAAGCTTTTGTTCATCAATTAGACTTAGTTCAAGATGGTACAAATGAAATGCAAAAAGCAAAGAAAACAGGTGTTACAGAATCTCCTAAAATCTACAATTTAAAAAGATGGGTTCAAAACCCTTTATATGGAACAGAGTTAATTGAGTGGTACAATCAAATTCCAGTTATGCTGGCCATGGCTGCTGATTTAACTATAGTTAATCCTACTACAAATGAAGTTGTTCCTTTATTTGATGGAACAGGTTTTCCTGCACATGAAGTAGATTCTATTACAGGACAATTAAAACTTAAGAGTGAGTTTAGAACTCCTGACAATGTAAAAGACTATGAAAACTTTGACTCTTTTAAAATGGGTCTTTGGAAAACACAAGTAAGTAGAGCTATACAAAGTTTAAATGGAGATTATAGTGTATCAGGGGTAATAAAAGCTAAAGGTAGTGTAGGAGGTCAAACTCTCTTATTATTTAAAACTTGGGCTGGAGAGTATTACCATAGTAGATGGGCAGTAGATCAAAAAAGTGTGGCTTTTGGAAAAACTAAGGATGGTTTTATTTCTGGTTCTTTATTAGATAAAAGAACAAGAGGAATGGCTTCTACAATGTTAGTAGGAAATGTTGCTACAGGAATTTTAATGACACCTTTATTATCTTATGGAGTAGCTACTGTAGCTGCCACAGGTGGTTTAGGATTAGCTCTTACAGGAGCTATAGCTGGAGCTCTTTATTTTAAAAATAGAAAGTCTATAGCTGTAAGAATGGGACAACAAAATGTTCCTTCTCAGTTAGCTTTAAAAGAAACTTTAGGCTACATACTTAAAGCATCTACTTTAGGCACTTTAGAAATACCTGTTAATAAAGTTTGGAATATGTTTAGATTAATAGGAGGAAGTTATTCTGGAACTATTCCAGGACCACAAACTTTAATTAATATTGACAGCACTTTTAATGGAAAACTAGATGAAAGAGCTGCCACTAACTTAAGAAACTTGACCAGGATGTTTCAAAAAAGTAATACTACTTTATTGATTGCTGTTTTGGCTCAACTTTTCTTAGGAGATGATGATGATGAAGAAACTGAAGCTAAAGGTAAACAAGGTAGTGAACAAGAAAAAAGATACATTGCTCAGCAAGAAAGAAGAAAAGAAAAAGCTTTTTTATTTCATACTATTAAAAATATTAATCAAAGAGAATATGATGAGATGAATTTAGGTCATAACCTTCTTTCAACTTTAAATATGTATTTAGGAGATGACTCTACAGTTATGGGTCCTTTAGAAGGACTAGGTAAATTAGCAGGACAATCTTATTTTGGAGACTCTGGGGAAAGATATAGTAAAGTTGGTAGTATATATCATGGAGATACAAAAACTAGTGTAAACTTAAGAAAAGCTCTGTTACCTCAAATGTTTAGAAATATTGGAAAAGAAGAGTGGATGGGAGGATTTGAAATAGTTGGAAATGAAGAGTATCAAAAAAATGATAAAATTGATACAATGTTTGAATCTGATTATAAAAAAGACAAAAAAGAACAAGAAGAGGCAAGAGAAGAGATTAAACTTAATACTGAAACTGAAATTGCCAAAGAACTGTTTGGAAAAGAGTATAATGATCTTTCAATAGAAGAACAAGTTAGAACAGATAGAAAAGTAAAAAGAGCTCTTAGAAAAAAGAAAGACTATAAATTTCCTGATAGAGATTTATACTCAGAAGATCAAGAAGAAATGAATATAAATGAAGAATAACTATGGCAACTAAAAAACACCCAGGATTCAAAGCTGTACAATCTAGTATAGCTTCTAAGCAAGGAGTATCAATGAAGTCAGCAGGAGCAATACTTGCTTCAGCTTCTAGAAATGCATCCCCTGCAGCAAAGAAGGCTAACCCTAACTTGAAGAAAGTTAAGGGTAAATAGAAAAAAAAAATAAAGTGAGGCTGTTGAGGCCTCACTTTATTTAATTTCCTCCTGCTTTTTTAATTAGATAATCCCACAACCAAATCAACTTAGGTCTAATAAACTCGTACCCTATCCAAATCAAAATATACTTCATAACTTATTTCTTTTTAAATTGTTCAAACCATTTCTTTTCTGATTTAATGTCAAACTCCCAATATGTTCTATTGTTAATTGAAGAAGTAATCATACTACCTTTTCTGACTTCTTTTAAAAGTTCTAATACTTCTTCTTCACTATACAAATTCTTGTCTTGTTCTTGTTGCCATTTAGCACCAACTGTTATAAATGTTTTGGCTATTAGTTTATTAGAAATATTGCTGTTGTAATCTTGTGTTAATCTTTCAGCAGCTTCTTCAAGTGTTTCTTGTTTAGGTTCTTTATATAATCCCAATTCTTCATCTGATTTCATCATATTAATAAGATGTTGCTTTTGTTCTTCTTTTGGAATTATTATTTTATACTTATACTCACAAATCATTTTACTTAAATCAAAATGTCTATATTGAACTGTCGGATACTCTTCATTTGTGATAGGGTTAATGATACTTTTTAAATATGGAACAACCTTAACACTCTCACAACTTGGATTCTTAACAAACCATTCTAAAAACTCATCATCAATAGCTTGTACACCATCTTTGATTAAATCTTGATCTGTTGTTAATATGATTTTTTTACAATCAGATAAACTATATCCTCTAATAAAGTTACTTAAAGGTACTTGAGATAACCCTGTAGGTAAAATTATTATTTCACTATTAGGTAATAAAATACAATCTCCTCTTTTAATTTCTTCATTAGAAGTGATGTAGATGTGTTGTCCAGTAGTGTAGTTTCTTAATGGATAAGCACTTAAATTAAGTTCTTTACCATAATTAGATAAATATAACCTACTTGGTTTATCTGTTGCTATAACGTGTATGTTTTTCATAACCTTTTATTTTTTAATTATTAGTAGTCAGGACAGGATTTGAACCTGTACCTTACAAACGAAGTTTGCTGTGCTGTCCATTACACCACCTGACTATGTCCCTCATGTGAGGGCACTTATTACTCTTTTTCTAATTCAACTCTCTCAGCTTCTAAGTCTCTGTTCTGAGCTGCTTCCTCTGTAAACTTTTCTGGGTATCTTACCTTCAATTTATCAATGTTGTTAGTAAGACATTGGAAGAAATCTAAATCAAACCAGGATGCAATGTGATGTAACATAGCTAACTGAATGATAGGAGCATTAAAGATATGATTACTAGGAGTACAGTAAGTACCTAGAATCAATGTCAAAATAGCTTCTGCTTTAAGTTCAAGAGAAAGTCCTTCAACACTAAACATTTTAATCCTAATAAGTTCTTCAGTTTCCATCAACACTTCCTCAAAATGATCATCTAAGATTAAATCTTGAAGAGTGCATTGATTTACAATATACCAAGCCATGTCAGCAAGTTCTTCACCTAAATTGACTATGTCCATAGGTTTTTTGTAAGCCAAGAATTTCTTAAAAATATCAAGAGTTTCTCCTACTTCAGTAATAACCCCAAGGTTCATGTGCCTTTGGTTACTTTCCATATCTCCTAAATCTACATAGGTTCTAGTTGCTAGTCCTTGATATTCAAGGATGTCTTTAATTTTACTCATTTTGTTTTTATTAAATTATTTATCAAGTCTAAAACCTACACATACAGGAAACCTAGGTATTCCACCATCAGTATATTCAAAGAATCTTACTTCAGCAGGTTGGCCAATGTATTTTTCTTTTTCTAATAGCATTACTTTTCTATCAAAGTGACTGAATTTCATACCACAACTAAATGTTCCTTTAGAAGAAGTACATACTACAACACCTTGTTCAGGTCTACTTTCAGAAGGTACAATATCAACTACTGTAAATACCTCATCTATAAAGTCTTTGTATTTAAGTAATTGAGAACTTCTCTTGTTTACAGCATAACTCTCATCAGAGTGTCTTACCATAGTACCTTCATAACCTAATGCAATAAATTGAATGTGTTTAGCTTTCATTTCCTCTTCATTGTTTACTATGTAAGTAGAAACTATTTCTAAAGTAGTGTGTACTTCAGGATCAATTAAAGCAGTAAGAAGTCTGTGTCTTTCACTAAAAGGAGCATCCATAACTATGTCATAAACATGGTATTTAACTTCCTCTGTCTGGTATCTTCTGTACTTTTTGATAAGTCTCATGTTTTCTTGGAATGTAACTCCATGTGCATAAAGCTCTCCATCTAAAATCACATCCTCAAAGTCAGATAAGTTTATATGTCCAAGAGTATCAATAGCCTTTCCTGTTCTTGACATAAATTGTTTTTCAGTAGCTAAAGACCTCATACCATCTAACTTAGGTTGAACATAACAAGGATAAGTTACTTTCTTCAATTCTTTTTTATAGTCTTTGGCTAACATAGGTAGTAAGAAATCCTTACCTCCTTTTTCTTGAGCTTCTTCTATTGAATCAAAGTAACCTAATCTCATCTTTTCTTTAACCTTAGAAAGAGCTTCTAAGACAGCTTGTGATGCTGGAGTAGTATAATTAGCTTTTCCAATATTCTTTGCCTCACAAGCACTCCTATTAATTACAGGACTATTTGTTCCAACAATTCCTGACTCTTGAATTATCATATTCAAGTTTGTAGAAATAGACAAATATCTAATATTTCCTTGACTGTCTTTTTTATAAATTGTTCTTTCCATGTTTAGTGTAAATAAATTGGTAATCTGTTCTCTGTTTCCTTTGTATCAACTACCATCCACTCACATTCCCCTAGTTTAAAACTTTGACCATGTTCTGAATGATGTTCAACTACAAAACTCTGCCCATCTAGTCCCCATAGTTCATAGTTATAAGGAAAAATATGGACTTCACAAGTTGCAAAGTCCATAATTATAATCTTACTAGTCATTTTCTGTAGCAATGATATCATCATAGTAAACAACAGTGTGAGCAACAGCTTTAAGAACTTCTCCTTTAGCATCTTTTACTACATCTATCATTTTATGACCACTAAAACTAACATGCTCAGCAAAAATAGGAATATCTCCTACCACAACTTCTCCAAGTCCAGTAGGGCACTCTGTCCCCATTTGAACTACTTTAAAGGTTACTATTAAGTTTGAACCTTTGTTCTTATCTAATTGAATGATAAGGTCTTCTTTTTTTACACTTGTTTGTTCAACAAGTACTCTTTTACCAATGATTTTCATATGTTTAAATTTAATTATTTACAAATATACAGATTAATCTTTAATACTAAAAGATATATCTGATACTCTCTAAAGGAAAATATTTAGAATAAGCTTCTTTAAAATCATCTACAAGTACATACTTAAATTGGTACTTGTATCTAATATTGTCAGCAGCATATTCAGAGTTTTTAGCTTCTTGCAAATCAGGCTGCCACAAGTAATAATTCACATCAGGATTATTTCTTTCAGCTTGTATCTTATTGTAAGTCACAAATATACACTCTGATTTAAACTCTAATCCTTGAAGTTGCTTAAACAAATCTTCATAGTCTTCTAACCAACCAGGGTAGTAGACTATTGGACTAAAATTAATATGCACTTCCATTTTCTTTTGGAGTACAGGTATCATAGCAATTCTATCAGCTATGCTGTCAGTATTGGGTTCTAGGATACTTGAGATCTTTTGAGGCATAAGACTTACCCTTATCCTGTGTTTACCTGGAGTTAAGTTGTACTCATCTAGCTTAAACTTAGTAGGATATTTAGTAGCAAAAGTTGATTTTACTTTGTATTGGGTATTGAAAAAATCAAATACCTGTTGCCAATTATAGTGTTTACTGTGTAAAGCTACATCAGTACTACACCCTATGTCAACACAATAGTAAGTATCATCTACTTGATTGGACTCTTTAGGCCAAGGTTTAGAATCAACCCAAGCATAGATAGAGGCTAAAATTTGCTCTGTATTTTCATTGATATAGACTTTATCATGATTATACCTACCAACATAACAATAAGACTTCATACAACCTCCTAGACAACCATAAATAAAGTTAGGAGCAATGGCATCACTGCTCCTACTATTATCTCTGGTAACTAAGGTTTTGGTTTTCTGTTTCTTAATTTCCATTGTCTACTAAATACCTATAAGGAATAAATCCTTTCAAGTTGTTACACCACCCATTACCTTTAGTGTTTTGAGAAGTAGTTCCAAAAGAAGACCAATATTCTTCTTGAGTCATAGCTTTTGCACAATGTTCTAAAGGAGAACTGTGAGGAGGATTTTGAGCAAGTAATCTATCATGTAACTTAATCATAGCTTCATAGTCAATAGCTTTTTCTTCTCCTACTACAGTATAAGAAGTTCTTGCTGCCATGGACACAGAGACTTTAACTTTTTGATTTTCAAGCCATTCTTTTGCACCAGCATCAAATCCTGGTAAAGGAATCCAAGATAGAGTACCATTCTCATCTGTAGTAGTTTTAAAGAAAGGCTCTGTCATCTTATTTTCAAAAGGAATATGCCATTCTCCAGCTTTTAATACTCTAGGAGTACTTTCATTATAAGCATCATAAATCTTCTCAGCTAAGTCCATAATATGAATTTCAGCTTGGCCTTCATTAATTTTAAACCACTCTAAATCTGTAAAATCTTTAGCATGTTGTCCATAATCATACTTTAAAAACTCTTTCTTACTCCTATGAATATATAAAGAGCCTCCTCCTTTAATAGATCTGTCTCTGTATTCAGGACACCTCAAGTTAAAGAAATTGTCCCAACCTGATTTAGGTCCTGTAATTAACATAGTAGTCCACATAAAAGGTTCTAACAATCTGTTACAAAGCTGTTTAGTAACACCTATTTTATTAGAATTACTTGCTACTTCTACTGCATATTCCATAGCAGTTAACCAATCTTCTTTAGCACACTCAGAGTCAAAAGCATTTAGATACTCAGTACCTTGCATACCTGAGTGTGCTTTTTGCCAAGCAATAGGAATAAATGGGTCATTCTGAATAGTTTCTACCATTTTAGCAAATGGAATAGCTCTTGAAGAAGATGTGTTCTTAGAAAGCATCCTGTGAGTATTTACCTCAGCTAAGATAATTCTAGGAAATGTAGCAAGGACTGAGATTAACTCATCTCCTTGCTCATTTACAGAGTGGGCTACTATTGTAGCACTAATTTTTGTCTTCATAGTTTTTCAGGATTATAAAGACCTAAGATCTCTTTTCTAGCTTTGTCTCTATCAAAAGGTATTACATCTGCATCAAATTCAATAATGATACGAGAATTAATATCATTTTCTGAAACTTCTTCTGATAGAATAAAATCATAAGGAGTGTCTTTGTAAGTGTAAACACCATTGTAATACAAATGTTTAGCATAAGGAGTTCTTTCTAAATTTACTTGTGTCATATTGTTGCTTTTTTTCTAGGTACTATATTAAGTTCTAAACTTCTTTCATCCCATTTCTTTAGGATATTTAAAATCTTACTTTGAATTTCACAAATTTCACTTTGTTCCTGCAAAGTTAATCCTTCTCTAGGAAAATTAACTCCCATTAGCCTGTATTTAGACCAATTCCTCATTTTTGATAGCTTAGATAATTCACTCATCATCTTCATCTTCTTCTTCTGCCATCACAACATTGAACATGCCTGTGATTTCTTTTTCAGAATCTTCATATCTATAAAACTCTCCAAAATCAGTATCATCTAAACCATGATTAATAGCAGCTCTATCTTTAGAAGTAAGTTCATGTCCATAAACTTGTTTCCTAGTCTTTAGGACTTTATCATACTCATTAAAAAAAACATCTACAGTGAGGTTTCCTATTTTGATTTTTTGATTCATAATATTGAGGCTTTAAATAATTATACAGTAGGCATTAATTCCATTAAATCCATCCCAAAAGCATCTGCTATAAGTTGTAAAGACATAAGTTGAGGGTTTCCAACACCACTTTCAACAGTGCTTATTGCAGTTTGAGACAGTTTTCCTGTTAGGTTAGCTAATTGAAGTTGAGTTAAACCTCTTTCTTGTCTAATTGTTGTAACTTTTCTTCCAATATACTCTGTTAAACTTACTTCAATTCTTTGGTAAGTAGTTACTACCACAGGAATTTCCATAATGTAGTATCCTTTACGAGGTTTAATTTCATCAAGAGCTTCTACAAGATTCTCTTCTTTATTTTCAAACACAGTAGCATTAGGTTCAGTATCTTCTTCAGAAATCTCCACATCAGATTCCATAGGAGTACCTTTCCATTGAAAATGTAATAGACTATAAGTACTTCCAGGTCTAAATTGGTCAGGGTAAGGTCCACTAGTAGGTACAGGGCTAGTTAAATCACTAATAGAGTAGATAGACTCTTCTCCAGGATAATCTGCACAAGTAACTCTAATTGGGCAATTATGTAATTTAATAGCAGTTTCCACAAGGGTATTTGACAAAGCTATTCTTCCATCTTTTGATGTGCTGCAATGTTTTTCTAGTCTTTTAAGCATGATTATTTGATTTATTGATTATTTTTTCTTTAATACTGGCCTCACATAAAATGAGATAATTGATAAGGTCTCCTATTTTTTCTTCTACAATTTCTGTTGTAGGTATATTTCCTTGTTCTATATCATTGATGATATCTAAAAAGGATACATAGTGTTTAGCAGCAAATCCCCAAAGAGCTTTCTCTTCAGTTGTATTTTGCACCTTAGCAGCTATTCTAAAATTGTGTAAAGGGTCATTGTTTCTTCTGTATTCTTTTGCCTTTTCTACAAGGACTCTTTTGATTAAGATACACCTGTCATTAACAATGTGATCAAAATCTGCTTCTGAAATTCTAAAATTCGACATATTCTATGTTTTGAAGTTGTAACTCAGTTAATAATGCATAGTCTTCAGGAGACATTAGAAGGCTTTCTTCCATAATTGTGTCTAAAAAGTAACTTGCTTCTTCATCCTCAAGGTTTGCATTAACCATAGTAGGTGAAATGTTCTTTTTAATCCAATTTTTAAACTCAGGAGTAAATCCAGGCTGATAAGCTGTAAGGATTATGTTGTATGACATAAAAATAAAATTAAGAGAGGGACATTGATGTCCCCCTCTGATTTTTGAAATTAAGCTTTACTTTTTTCCTCAAGTACTTCAATTCTTAGGGCTTTACAATTCTTTGTAATGTCCATTGCAAGTTTTCTTAGTCTAGTTCCTGCAGACTTGTTTCCTTTTGTGAAGAATTTCTCTCCTTCTAATTTTAATTGTGCAACTTGTGCTTCAATTTGTTCAATAGTGTTCATAATTAAATTTTAAATGTGTTAAAAAATTCTTCTTCTTTACTAGGTGGGAGATCAAACTCCCAAAAGCCTTTCAAAAAGTCTTGTGGTTCTAGTTGAGTACCAAAGGTTTTCTTAATTAAAGAAATAAATCTATCCTTAGCATGAACTGTCTTATAAAAAACTTGTCTTGCTTCTGTCTTAGATTCCTCTAGAAAATAATCAGTAACTTCCTTTTTAGTGTACATTTTGCTGTACTTTCCTCGTAAAAACTTATCATAAGTATCTCCCATTGAAGGAGGATAAGCTAGTACTATCATGTGTTTTCTACTGTGAGCTTCCATGATTGAATCATAGGTATAGTCTGTCACATAGTATTCCTGATGTTTTACCCAATCCATAAAGTTTTGGAATAATTCAGGTCTTACCAATTTGTCTACAAGAATAAAGATATTCTTTTGTCCTTCTAAATGAGACCCTTCTAAAAGAGCATCATGTACACCAAAGGCCAACTTAAAGACTAAGTTTAGTTTAGTCTTTAAGGTAGGTCCATAGAAACCAAGACCAGGAACTAAATACTTAACAGTTCTGTTAATGTATAATTTCCCAATCTCTATTTCCATTTTTGATTCAGCTACTTTAGATAACACCATCCCAGTTGATTACTAGTGGTTCAACCCCTGCTTCTTGAATTTCTCTTTCTTCTCTAAAACCATTCTCAGAATGATAAATATAGAGATCTAAGAGTTTTTCAAAGCCTTTGATTTCATATTGAAGTGTAGTTGACATAAAATCTTCATTAGACATAACAGCTTTTCTACCAAATCTTCCCATTTTTAATAAGGAAGCATCAACAACAAAATTCAAAGGTTTTCCTTGATATGAAGTAGACTCCACAACAAATTGGAAAGGTTTCATAATACTAGAATCTTCTGGAATTGCAAAATGTGTTTGTAAAGCAAGAGTGTACCAAGCAGCTTGGATATCATATCTTCTTGCCCTTACACTACTAGGGAAATAGAAAGTGTTACCATTCATAGTTTTTAAATCTACTCCTGTAACACTTAATAGATTACCTTCCTCATCTCTACCTACAAAAACCATGTCTAACAAGGCTTTACAACTAACTCCTCTATACTCAAAGTAAATAGGAAATTGATAGTAAACTGTTAGACTTTCAGGTAATTGTCCATAAAGTTCTCTGTTAAAGAAAATTGAGGTTCTTGGACTAGTCTCCAAGGAGTCAACAATAGATAGGATAGTGTTAGCTTGAGTTTTACTTATTACAGTTTTTCCAAAAGCCTTGCATAAATCTAAGAAATACTCAGAACCAGGTTCTATTACATTCTTTAATTTAGCATCATCACCCCATCTTGGTTGCCAACCTGTTTTCTCACAAGCATCTAGAATGTATGCTGCCCAATTTTTCAACTCTCCTACAAATTGATAGAAAGGGGTTACAGGTAAAGGATTCTCTTGACCTATAATTACTTCTAGATGTTCTGCATAGTCTTCTAATAACTCATTGTGAACTAACTTTAGAATCTCTACTATAGCATCAGAAGGTAGTTTTTCTATCTCTGATATGTAATAGTCTTCTTCAAAAGCTTGTTTTGAATTAGTTAAAATACAATCTACTGCAGAACCTATTAAGAAATGCTCTGCTGAAGAATCAAATTCTTTGTGAAAAGAACCCAAATCTCCTAATAATAATTTTAATTTAGACTGACCTAAGGCATCAGTCTCATAGTACTCTTGTACTTGTTGTTTTGTAGCTACAATTATTGACATGTTACATATTGTTTTAAGATTACTTCATTTTTAAAATGGTCTAGTGTCATGCCTACAACAGTTTTAAATTCAGAATTCAAGTCAAACTTGAAGTCCTTCAGCATAGAGTACTCTAACTGAGGGCTTTTACTTCTAAATAAATCAAACTGTATCATAGACATATACACCATTTCCATCTCTGGAGTTCTTTTAACTCCAGGCTTACCTTGTTTGTAGTGAACTAATAAACAAGGCCTTTTATGAACATCATCTTCTAAAGGAAACATGCTAGCAATTGAAGTAGCCATCATAAACAATTCCTTACCAGGATTCATATTTTTTTGAATACCTGCTTTAATTTGTAAATTAAAAGGAATGTACATCAAGTCTATCTTTGCATTGTCATGCTTTTTGCTTACAAAACGGGAAGTTTCACAGAAAGTAAAACCTAATTCTCTAAAGAACTTGGCATAAAATCTCTCTGCAGTACTTCCCTTTCTTTTGTTTGTTGCTCCAATTCCCATATAAGATTTTAAGAGTTAATAAATCACTTAACACCTTTTGGAACTATTCTGTATCATCAATAAGCTCTATTGAAGGATTAGAAGTTGTAACAGTATTGTGGAGACTAAATAAAGCAAAATCTTGCTCTATTTGTTCTCTACGTTGTTGTCTAACAATTTCAGACTCAAAGTTATCCTCATTTCTAACAGGGACATAACATTCTCCTTGTGTAACTGGATATGACATAAATCTGTATAAAATAGGGTTTTCAGAATAAGGTTGAGTTATATGGGTAACTTCCTCATCTGATTGTCTTTCTACTTGTCTTTCTAATTCTTCAACAGCTTGTTCAGCTTCTTCCCAACCTCCTTCCCAATCTTCTGTATTTACAGTAGGTGGGTCTAAAGGTTGATCAAATTGAGCAGCTTCAGCAGCTAATTCAGCTAATTCAGCAGCTAATTCATTATTTGCTTCTAAATCATCATCCCAAATTTCATCATCATCAAATTCTTCTTCAGGTTGAGCTTCAGAATCATACAATAAAGCTTCTTGTTCTACAGAAAGTTCTTCTTCATGTTCATATACTACTGGTTCAAAATCTTGCTCAATAAAGGTGTCCTCTCCTCCATTGTGTAAAAAGTTTGGTAGTACTTGTGCCATGTAGGCTTCTAATTGTGTCAAAGACTTTGTCTTTTTGACTTCAAATAATTTTGCAAAGGTATTCTTTTCAATTTCTGATGAAGGCAGCATTCTGACTTCTATTCCTTTTTCATAGCAAAATTGTAACATCTCTTTTTGAAGTCTCCTATTTAAGGCACTTAGACTAGGGTCAGTGAAAAAAGAAGTGGAGTAAAATAAAACATAATTTGAGTAGGAGAATGTGGATTTACCAAGTGAATAATAATCAGAGAAGTTATCTACACTTGGATTTAAAAAGTGTTCTTTCTTCATAGAGCAAATCATTAGGGTTTCCCCTGACTCTGAAAGAAAAACTCCTTTAGCTATAATAAAATTCCTGCCATTGATATTGATTTTCCTTGGGTTATGAGCCATTTCAAAAGCATCTCTGATGTTTTTAATAGTGTTAGCTTTAACAAGACAATCTTCTCTTGAAGGTTTATTGTAGTAACCAATAACTTCATCATGAATTATAGCTTGTTGAAAAGCAAATAAAGGAATGTAATCATTAGCAATAACAGCAGTCATTTCAAACTGGGAAGTTTTCATAGACCCTATGGTACTTCTAGTAATCATAATTCAGATTGTGTGAAGTTCATAGGAACTACAAACTCATAATAGAATGGGACTTCTCTGAGGGTCTCACCTAAATAAACATTAGTAATATGATTAGTAAAGAAAGCTGACATAAGAGAGCCTATCATAGCTGCAGTATGAGAAGTTTGCTTCATTGTACATGGAGCTTCTTCAACTGCTGAGTCATGGAATAAGTGCTCTGCTTCATACTTATCTGCATTTCTAGGTGTCACACAAAATATTTGTAACTGCTCAATCTCTAATCTACCATCTATGAATATAGGAGTATCCAAGTTTTCAGCAGAACCCCAAGAATCTTTCCAATTCATAAATAAAGTTCTTCTAGCTTCCATATTGTCAAAAGCAGAAAAACTGTAATAATGATGAGGTGTATTTCTAGTAATTGCTTCATTAAAAGTAGAGATATTACCATTACAAAAGTTACGAATTATACTTTGCATAGCCAATACTTTAGGTTTCCCAAGATCTGCTTGTTGAAATAACTGTCCACCTAAGTTGTGGTCTTCTACAGCATCAAAATCATACAAATTAACTTTGAAACCTATCTTAGTTAAGAAAAAGGTTAACCAAGAACCAATACCACCAGCTCCACCTACTAAACACAATTCATTGTGTCTAGGAAACCAAGGAGCATCTTTAAATCTACTTTGTTGTGTTGTGTCCCTTTGTCTCATGTGAAATAAATTTATCAATCATTGATGTAATTGTTTTGATAGTCAATTTAAGTTGTGGATAGAACATAATCAAATCTTCTAGTAAGTCCACTAACTCATTTGTGTACTGAACAAAATCAGTAGCAGAAGCTTTAGGAAAATGAATAGCAAAAGTTTTAGCATAATTGTCTATAATATGTTTTGCTATTTCTGCATAAGAAAATCTATATTCAATCAACTCATCTATGACATCTTCTAACTCTGCTTCTTCAAATTCTATTGGAGTTAAACAACTAACCTTACCAAATAATGCCTTAGCAAAATTGTAAATAGATTGAGCTCTTAAATCATACTCTGCTAAATTATATTCTTCTTTGCCTAAATAAGGGAAGTCCCAATCTTCAAAAGGCTTTTTAACAGGTGTATCCCAAAACTTATCTTTCTTTTCTTCTTTTCTAGCCCATCCTTTTCCAAATTGAGTCTGGGTATCAGGAGAGAACTTAGCAAAAGTTTTTACAGGTTTAGGTTCCATGATTTTAGCAACTTGCTCTGCAAATTGTGCATCTACTTCTGCTTTAATCAGAGGAGCATCAATTTCACAGTCATATATAAACAACTTTTGAAGGTTAACTTCAAAGTCTTGTTTCTCAATGATATAATCTTGGCCTTGTACATTTTTAGCTGTATAAGGAACCTGTTTAATATCTCTTTTAGCTTCTCCTATAAAGGCAACTTTGGCCATAAAATCCATGGCATTGTTTACAATTAAGGATAAGTAAAAGTTGTGTGCTGGAGCATTGTCATTTAATTCTGCCATATCAGTACCTGAGAAAAATACTGCCATACTGTTATGACTATGGATATGCCCTAATTTCCAAGTACATCTCTCTTCAAAATCTTCTTCAATAAAATCCATAAATCTATCATCTAGATTGTATTCAGTATAGGCTTGAGAACCCATATCTAAAGGAAGGATTGTTTTTAAAGTAATTTTAAATGTTGAAGGGTCTTCAATACTACCTTCTGTAGTATAAAATAAAGCACCTGACCATTCTACTTTAGAAATTAATCTGCACAGATACTGTATCTGATGCAACACTTCTAGAGGCATCACTACGGGTATTAAAGAGCTTAGTTGCATTCTTGACAACTGCTTTTTCATAGATTCTGTATTCAAGTTTTCTAATGACATTTTTTAAAAATTTAGGATAAACAATATAGTCTTCAATTGTAGCAGCAACCTGAGTTCTACTATCTTCTTTAATTATTCTAGGGTAGACTTTTTTACCCCTAAAAATGATGTAATCTGGAGAGTTAATCTTAGATGTACTTCTTGCTAAAGATGAGTCTGTTTTCATCATCAAGTAGTTATCATAAGTATTAGGAACTCTACTAACAAGGATTCTTCTTGATTCTTCAAACTGAACCTTTCTTATTACTATTTTCTTGACAAATTCTCCTGCTCTTTCATTAGGAAGTATTTTATAAATACCTTCATCTAAATAGAAATCTACATCTAAAGGAAGTTTTTCTTCTATAATAGTTTTAACTACTTTATCTATAAGAACATCAGAAACACCTGTAACTCTATCAGATCCTGCATTAGTAATTACTTCCATTTTAATATAAGGTACACCCTCTAAAGATTCCCAAGTAACCATACTGTCTACACAAAATAAGAATAACTCATATCTGTCTAAATCCATTTCTACCTCAAACTCTGCTAACATTCTGCTTACATCTGTGTCAGAACCTATACAAAAACGCTGACAATAAAAAGAAGTATTTGCCCAATCTGACTGTCTTGGTAAATGACTTTGATTATATCCAGATAGAACTTCTAAATGAGTTTTAGACAATCTTGTGCCCCATAAATTAGAAGGATAAACACAACCATTTCCAAATTTAAAAGTATGACATACAATTAGGTCTTTTATTACATGAGATCTTCCTTGACTATTAGTGATAGTAAACTTTGGATAAATAACTTTAAAGTAAGGTATCATTATATTTTTGTCTTCATCATAATGAAAACCTAAATCAGCTTGGTCTTTATACTTTGCTTCAAATAAATCTAATATGGTAAAAAAATCAGCTTTAACTTTCTCTTTATTACTAGATGCATGTCCTGGCATTGTAATGTGAAACTTGTCAAATAAAGTAGCTAAAAACTTCTTGTTTTTATGGAGACCCATTAAAGTTGCATTATTGAGTATTTTTTTTATTTCAGAACCATACTCATTATTATCTTTTATATTTCTCATAATAAAAAAATAAAGGGCTTACATTACATAAGCCCTTGATTAATACTAATAACCTAACTTTCTAGCTTCTTTAGCTAACTCTTCTTCTTCTGAGGAAACATTAGAAAAAAGTTTTACTTCTTCTAACAATTCTTCTAAAGCTTCAAAAGCTTCATAATGAGCACTATACTCATTTAAAGTAGAAAGTAATTCAATAGCTTCTTGAACTTTTTCAATATCTGATAAATCAGAATTGTCAATAGAATCAAGAGTAGCTACAACTTGTTGAGAAGTTGTACTTCTTGTACAAAATCTAGCTACTAATTCTTGTACAACAGGTGTAGCTAATTGAGTTACATTTTTACCATCAATATTAAACAAGTGTTTATCTTCAGGAAATGTAATAATGTGAGCTTTGATGATAGAAAAACATTCTTTTCTATCAGGAGTTGCACCAGATTTAGTTTGTTTTGGTCTTAGAAACAATCTAAAAGCAGTTGTAGGTAACACAGCTAAATCATTAACTAAGTCAGACTTGTTGATGTTTTCTGCTGCTAATAATGAACTTAAATCAAATCCTTCAGCTCTTACTAAAGATTGTAATTCACCCCAAGTAGTTGCTGCAGTGTTGATTTTTTTCATTTGACCACCTCTAGTGGCATAAATAGTAATTTCTCTTTCTTGTTGAGTACTCATAACAATGTTTTTTTAAATGTTTACTAATTGATTTCTTTTTTACCTAGCTTTTTTAGCAAGATATTTATGTGCTTATAGTTAATATTAATTCCTTTAAACACATAATTGTAATCTACATTAATAGGAATTTGATGAATTGTTTCATCATCATATTTCATCACATTAAAAATAGTTTTAACAGGTAGATTAGCTGCATAACTTTGTGATTTGGTTGTTGGGAGAACCCAAATACAAGGATGATTCCTTGCAATAAAATAAATGACTTTCTTAATAAAAGGTTCCCAGTATTCTGTGTGATCTGTATCTGTTCCCTCTGTTAAGGTTACAGGCAGAAAGAAAACTCCTTGTTCCACAGGCTTTTCAATGTTCATTATCCTAAAATTGTTTAAGATAGTGACTAACCTTATGTCTGACAAGGGCATAGAAAAAACCCTGAATACTTCATCAGCTTCAGGGTAATATTTTTCTTTTACTAGAATCTCATTTTTAAAAGTTAAGAAAGCATCTGTGTTGAACTCAGATAATAGTGGGTTCCAAGATGAGTGAATAATCTTAAAATTCATTGTGTAAAATCTTTTAGAAAATTGTGAAATAAAATTTTATCTTTTGCTATGCAATCAGAAGGGTCTTTTATACCCAGCTCTAAACCTCTCTCAGGAAGCCAAAGATTCTTAGCCTTACCTGGAATAAAAGTATTAATGTAGTTCTTGACTCTTTCAGAGGCTGTTATACCTGGTTCATCATTATCAAACCATACAATGACAGAAACAAAATGTTGAATTAAAACATTTAGAATTGAGTCATTGGGTATCATACCCTCATTCTGAAACCATACCACATTCTTGCCATTATTCTTCAGTACTCTATAGTCTTTATAAGATTTAGCAATGATTAGTTCTTTCCCATAAGGCACTAAAGAATTGATGCCACCTACATCATTCTTAGTACAATTTGTTAGGAACCTTCTTTTGCCTTCTCTCATAGGAAAATAGATTTTCTTTCTAGCTTCAGGAAAATCATTGTAACTGTAAGCAATGTCCTTACAGTCAATGATATGACTACCTGATTTAGTGTTTAAAGCAAAGAGCTTCTGAACTGGAAATACCCTGTCTTCAATCAGGTGCTGTTTCCTAATCTCATATTGGGACCAAAACTGTGCATCTGCAGAACTAAAGGATCTTGCCTCAATTAGGAGTTTGACTTTTTCTTTAGCTAATTTCTTAGTTTCTTCTGAATGTATTATGGGCTTCAGAGCAACATTCCCTTGAATAAGGGTGTTGTAAATGTATTCTAAAGTCAGATAGAAATTGGGAAATTGGAAATAGTCTTGTACTATATTAAAGCAATCACTATGAGTTCTTTTACTAGCAAAATCAATGAAATAAAGAACTCCAGTAGTATGGTAACTAAACCAACAGCCTGGAGTTTTATCCCTTCTTAAAGGAGAAACAACATAGTCAAATTCTTCAGGAGCAAACTTGAACACTAACTGAAAGATTTCTTCCTGTGTCACTTGACTTAAGATGCTTTCTTTACTAATAAAACCTCTTCTATTTAAGTTATCTGAATGGTATTGATAATTGCTCATATAGAAGAGATTAGATTTTAATTAATTACCAGCTTCCTCCTGGGTTACCAGCTACTGAAGGTGCTGGAGCTCCCATTGCAGTTGATGCTGCAGTTTGACCTAGAACTTGTTGAGTACCTTTGTTACCTGTCATAAAGTTGGCATCTCTTTCAAATGGATGTTTTTGTCCATTAGAATTTTTGTAACAAAGTGCTTGATTTTCAGCTCTTTCTTCAATCCACACTCCTGGTTGAGCAGGAACAATGAAGTAACCACCTTTCATGTTCTTAGGCAAAGTAGGGTAAGTTTTATCATTGATAGAACCATCAGCTTTCTTACCAAAGTTCCATTGAAATTCCAAGAACAAATCTAGAGGTTTTTTATCAAAACCAATTGGTAATAAAGAACAAATTCTAGCTGCATAGTCAGCAAAAGATACAACTGGGTTTATAAAAGCAGCTCTCAAAGCTTCTTCAGTTACCCCTACTGCTTTCAAGTAATGAGTTACTGTAGCATTTTGTTGAGACATCAAAGCATTGAAACCATTGATATACTCAACAGAAGATTTATCTGCAATCTCAGTATTGTTTTTATCAACAACTCTGTTTACAGGATTAACCCAGTCTTTGTATTCTTTGTCTCCAACTTTTACAGTTACCTCAATAGCTTCTCTTGGCTCTTGACCTTCTTTAGCTACATTAGGGCTATAAGCAAATTTTGCTAATGTTGCTACTCCAAAGTTTCCACCAAATTTAGCTCCACTTTTAGTTTTTAATGATTCATCTGAATCTGATACAAATCCGTATCCAAGTACTTGTGACATATTTTAAGTTTTAAAGATTAATTAATTAATTCCAGTCTGAAGTTGCTGGAGTTTCTACATTAGTTTCTTCTGTAGGAAAAGCATTTGCTAATTCTGGAGCAGGAGTATGAACATATTCAGCAGAAGGTACTTGTTCCATTTCTTCTACTTCTATTTCTACTTCTACTTCTTCAGTTTCAGCTACAAATTCTTCAGTATCATCTTCAAGTTCAATACCTGTGTATTGTTTCTTGATTTTTCTACCTTTCAACTTTGGGTGACTCCAAACAATTTTTTGCATTTCTGTTTGAGTTCTACCATAGTATTCTGCAATTTCTTTTCTGTTTTTACCTTGAGCTAGTAAATCCAATACAGCACTAATTGTTATTTTTAACACTTCTTGTGTTGGTGTTGCTACAGCAACATTTTCTGTCTGTGACATATCTTTAAATTTAAGGATTAATTATAATATTCTGCAATCTTGTCTGCAACATAACCTAAGTCATTAGGTATAAATTGCTTATCAAACATTCCTACTGGAGACTTAGCTGAAGAGAATTGTTCATTCTCATTAGTTAAGAACTCTTTTACAGCTTTCTTATCAGTAGCATCATATCTACTAATACCAATAAGAGTAACATCTACTTTACCCTCTACAGTCAAATACTCATCTACCATCTTACCTGTAGCTTTGTACTTCATATAGATTCTACCATCAGCACCTGGAATACTTTCTCCATGAGCTAAGATAAAGATGTTTTTACCTGATGCATCTAATTTCTCAATAGCATCAAATATTTTACCCATAAAGAAACCAATTTGTTTAGGGGCATCCCAACCTTTAGCTAAAGCATTAGCCATATACCAATTCTGCATTACATAGTTTGAATCATCCCATACAATGTTCTTGAATGGACTGTCTACTAAGTTTAAAAGAATTGCTTCAATGTCTTTTGCATTATCAGTAATAACTCTTCTTCCTGTCTTTAAATCAGGCATTTTAGTTATTGGGTATGCTGCTCCACTTCCTCTAAAAGGAAGAGGCTTAGAAGTTACTGAGATTAAATAAGTTTCTTCTGGTACTAAACCTTTAATTCCTAATTCAGGAATTTGTCCAATACTTGTGGACTTTCCAAAGCCTGATGGGGCTAAAACCAAAATTTTTGGCATACTTTTTCTTTAAATAGTTAATGGTTCAAATTTCTTAATATCCCCATACATGTTGACTCTAAAGTGTTGAGGACAAACACAATGCCTAGATTCAACTAAATGCACAGTTCTCATAAATGGATACAAAAGAGATTTATCAGGTCTCCTAATAGGAGTTCCAAAGTGCTTAGTAAGATTGAACTTATCATCATTTGGATTAAACATTGTGAAGATATAGTTACTATCCTCACTCAAGTTACCTGTCTCTTTGATATCATCAGATTGTGGAAACAATCTATCATCATCATACTGCCTTCTTCCAATGTCACTAACTGCTCTATTAAGGTGGATAATATGAACAAATGTGAAATTGCAAGTGTTTCTAAACTCTACAGCATACTCTGAGAATTTATCTACAGTTTCTTTCATCTTAAACCCTCTTTCAGGTAATAGCTTTCTTAAGTGGTCAGTAATGACTATGACATACTTGTTAGGATTTCTTGGTTTATAACCTATCATTCTTTGAAAGGTTACTCCATCTTTAACAGTAGTCTTGTACATAAACTCACCATTTTCTCTAGCATAATCTAAAAGATAGTTTCTGACTCCAGTAGGATTGTCCTTGTTTTCCAAGAACTTAATAATACCTTTAGAAACTTTTTCTCCTTTTTCATTGTATTCTCCAAAGAGAGGGATTATTCTGTTTCTGTAGATTACTTTTATCATATTCAGTAAATCTTCAGCAACTTTAATAATTTCTTTAGGAGAATCAGGAGTTGCAGTGTCATATTCTAATTCCCCCTTCAAAAAAGCGGAGGATAAAGATACAACATTTTTCTCTTTATAAGTCTTTCCAGGAGGTAAAGTTATCAAGTAAACACCATAATCTGAATTAAGAAAATGGGCAACAAAATCAAATTCTTTACTTACTCTGTCAATCTCATAAGAGTTGTAGATAAACTCAAGATCAATTAGCTGACTCTTAAACCTTTCATACTCTACATTAAGAGAGTCTCTAGTTTCAGGGTCAGTTGTTTCTTCAAGTTTAGTGGCAATTGCTTCAATTGAAGCATTAATTTTGGCATTATGGTCCAATACATAAATGGCAGGTTCTATACAAAAACCTACATCTACAAAAGTTGACTTCCCTCCCTTTGGGGCAGCTCCAACAGTGTAAATTCTTCCTCTTTGGATTCCATTAATAGCCTGTGAAATAGTCTTTAAGCCTTCCCCCATAGGAAGACCCTTATTACTACCTTTCTGACCTGCTTCAAATGCTGCTCTAAAATTCATTATTGCATCCTTGAAGTTATATCAACACTGTCATTGATAGAAGTATTGGCTATTGCCTCTCTATACTTTTCTACCCAACCTTCAAGTGCTGATGTTCTGTCTCTACCTACACCCTTAGATATAAAGTAATGAGAAGAAGTTAAATACTCTGCATTTGTCAATGTATTTATATACATCTTAGTTGCTCCATATATCTCTTCTTTTCTTACATCAGGATTATCTGCAAAGAAAGCTTTCATTCTTGTAATACAATCTTTGTCTGGAGCCTTTCTCTTTTTATTGATAAGTCCAAATCCTGCATTCCATTCTTTAACCCAATCCCATTTAGTCTGACTATCTCCTTCAAATAAAGGAATATGCCAAACCACTTCTCTATTAGAATCAATACCAAGAATGTTTGTAACATTAATTCTTTGAACTAATAGTGGTGGAGTATAAGAAGGTCTACAATTAAAATGTATTGACAAAAGATAAGCTATTGCATCATTTACAGGTATATTAAATTGCTCTAATACAGCTCTAATTTGTGGATTTATGTTCATATTAAAATCTTGTTTTAAAATTAGTAAATCTTACATGTTCTATCTTAGATTGATCTAAGTTCTCAATAGCTGTTTCTAGCCATTTCTCATCTTGAGTTGATTCAGAGATTACAATATACAAATGAGCTTCATGGCCAGGTCTAAACCTAATCAATCTACCAATTCTTTGTACCAAATCTTTCTCTTTAGAATTTAACTGTCCTATTACTCCTGAATCTACACCAGGGAAGTTATGTCCCTCATTGATTGCTTTAACACAGGATAATCTATTGATTTGCTCTGCTTTAAATGCATCATAAGAAGCACTACCTGATTTAGAATGGTAGAATGTAGGACAAACTTCTTCAGCTTGTTCTATATTACCACAAAAGATAATAGTTCTGTCTGTTTTAGGTATTACTTTGTCAAGTAAGAACTTTATTACTGCAGTTTTAGAAGGTATCTTATAGATGAATTGCATTCTACCTAAAATTGCAAATTTCATTTTAGATCTTCCTACTACACTTTGGTCTCCCATACAAGACTGAACTCTTTTATTCCAATAGGAGTAAGTAGCAGATTCAGTAGTCATAAAAGGATTAGCTTTAGTCCCACCAGTAATATTTTTTGTAACATTGTCCAAAGGCACTGTAATTACAGTTATCTTATATGGTGCTACAAAGCCTAATCTTACAGCTTGGTCTAAAGTAAGTTCATAGACAAGTTTAATATCTAAGTCAGATAAAATTTGCTTTTTAACTATATCAGTAGGAGGAGTTGCAGTAAGTAATACTACTCTCTGAACATTATTGTTCATAAAGAAAGAAACACCTAATTCAGTAATGTTGTGACCTTCATCAAGAATAGCTATAGGAACTTCCATACCTTTAATCTTAGATGCAGAAGCATAACAAAGTCTTTCAGTATGTTTCCATATATTTCTTGCTTCCCACTTTTCAAATTCTTCTTTCCAATTCTCATCTCTTAGCTTTTCAGTAGGTACTAAAAGAGCTGCATGATAATCATTTTTAGGGTCAAAGTAGTATTTAGCTAACTCTACTGCTACTCTTGACTTACCTGAACCTGTTGCCATAGCTATCATTCCACCATCATTAGCAATAACTGCTTGTATAGCTTCAGCTTGGACCTTCTCCCTAATCAAATTTACAAATTGAGTAACTTCTTCAGGTTTTGTAATACCTTCTCTTATAGCCTCTATTTTATCAATATAGGTTAAGATTGAATCTTGGCTTTTGAAAAGTGCCTCTAACTCTTTAAAATACTTTCTCATGATAAAAACTCTTTAGTATATTCTATTGAAAGAATAATTAATTTTAAATCTTGTTTTATTCCTCTATTTTTAAACTCATTGTTTAATCTAACAAATAATGGGTGAGTTTTGTCTTTTATATAGACAATAGGGATAACTCCTAAATCATAACATTCTTTTGCTAATTCTTTTCTAGGCTTTTCTTCAAAAACAGCAATAGGAGTTTGAATATCAAAAGAAAATATGTCTTTGTAACTAATGAGATTCTGCATAATTTTTTCCTATATCTATACTTATTCCTAATGGTACATTGAGTTTCAATATATCATTAGTAATTACTATAGCTGTGTTAAGTTTATCTTTTACTTCTTGTTCTTGTGGTTTAAGAAATACAAAACCAATTTCATCATGGTATTGTAGACTTATTTTGATGCCTTGTATTCTTACATTTCTAACATGGGTGTCAAAGCAATATACTCCTGTACCTTGATTAAGTGTTGAGAACCTATCTTTGTCTGTTCTCAAAGAATACCAAAATCTACTTACTGGATTATACAACCACATTTGTTTACCTATAGATTTTACTACACAGTCTTTGGCTATCTGTTTTACAGCCTTGTTTCTTTCCCAATAGGTTTTGTGTAGTGCTGTGGCTTCTGCTAAAGACATACCTGTAGTTAATGCAATCTTAGGTGGTCCTGCTCCATAAATACCTGAAAAGTTAATTACCTTAGCTTTAGATCTAATTTTCTTATAAGAAGTTCCTTCTTTACCTCCTGAATTATCATAAAGCTTATGGTCTTCAACTTGCTCTGCTGTAAGCATACCTGAAAGAACTGCAATATCAAGATGAGGATCAAATCCTGGCACTCTCATTTGAGTCACATACTCAGGGTCATAGAAATACATATAGTGTTGCTTGGTACTATCTTCAAGAGAAGACATATCAGAACCACAAAATAAATGAGCATCATCAGGAGCAATAATAGCACCTCTAATCTCCTTGCCATAAGGCTTGTCCACTGAAGGAAGATTGGCAATTGGTTTCTTATGTTTAAATCTAAGAGTATTAGTAAATCCTGCAATAGATGCTGCCATCTTACCTTCTTCATTAGAACACTCTAAGAATCCTTCCAATACACCTACTCTATGTTGAAGCATAAACAAACCTTTAAGGTTTTCAAGTACAGGATATGTTTCAGATAGTACTGTAATATTAGCACACAATCTCTTATCATTATCTTGTAGTTGAGGTATGGCTCTAACTTCTCCTGCCTTATTAGGAACATGCTTAAATATAGTGGGTTGCCATCCTAAACTAAATAACCACTCTTTAAGTTGAGATATAGAAGTAGGATTAGGTTCTTCAGAAGATTTGATTATAGAAATACTACCTTCAAAATCAGCTTCTAAATCATTGTCAGCTAATAATTCTAACCATGCTATACCTGCTTTAGTAAGTTCTCCTTTAACAGTAAGCATTTTACTTGGCTTACCTTTTTCAAGATATTTAATTTGTCTTGGCATAGCTAATTTCAAAGCTAACTTCCTTTCTTCTACAAAGTTATTTAAAGTAGATAGAGTTCTTTTACAATATTCTCTGTCAATAGACAAAGGATATTCTTCTTGTTCTGCTGCACAATCTAGTTTCCAAGTCAGATAATGCATAATCCTTTCTATAGATTCTCCAGCATATATATCTTTAAGATAATTGATAAAGTTTCCAAATACAATAGAATTTATTACAACATCTGTAGAACATCTGTGTACATAGTCTGCTAAAGAAAGGTTTTCCCAATCTTTAATTTCAGGTTTAGCTATGCCTACAGTGTCTCCCCAAGATTCTAAGCCATGTTCTTTTCTTTCTGGGTATAGATACCAAGAAAGAGCCAAAGTGTCTATTATAACACCTTTATGTCTATAGCCTGTTAGCTTTTTAATAGCAGGAAAATCATATCTAACAACATTGTGACCTACAAGAATCTTTTGTCTTTCTAAAAATGGTACCAATTCTTCAAAAGAAGTGATGGTAACCTCTTCTATAAGAACATTGTCTTCATAGATAGCAGCACATAAACAGTGCATTTTAGTTAATTGGTCTAAAAGCCCATCAGTTTCAATATCAAATATGGTATATCTCATCTTTAAAAGTTAAATAAGTTTTGGTATTTCATTTCTTCTAGAGTTTCTTTAACAGTATTTCTTCTCATTTGATTAAGAAGTTGTGGTGTCATAGATTTATGTAATCCCATTACTTTGTATTGTTCTAAGAACATTCTCTTTAGAATCTTTCTAGCTTTTCTTCTTCTCTCATCTACAGTAAGTATGTATTGATTCTCTAAGGCTAACTCTACTCTTTCTTGCATTACAAGTAATTTGTTGGTAGCTTGAGTAGCATCATTACCTTCTACTTCATCTTGAAAAGAAAATACTTTGTTTATGAAACTTTCATATTTAGTTTTACTATTCTTAATGAAAGACTTTATGTTACCATAGATATAACCTCTTTCTTCAAGAAATTCTATCTTTTGAATAATAATAGTCAACAACACAATGAACTGAAGATTAGCATCTTCCTCTAATCTTTTAAGCTGTTCTTTACTTAGTGCTTGCATAGTCTATTCTATTTATATACAGATTGTTGTAAGTTCTATTATTCTTTTCAGAACCAATAAAGACAAAACCAATTTCAACTTCATCTCCAGGTCTTATGCCTAGTTTGATAATTCTTGCAATGACAGCATCTCTAACTTCAAAGAAAGCTCTTTGTCCATCAATAGTTACTACAGTGACAATTGCTCTTGTTTTATTGGTTACACCATCAATAACAATTGCTTCTACTGAAGACATTTTCTCAAAATACCCTATAAAAGGGGTTAACACTTTTTTAGTACCCATAACTAAACATTATATAAAATTAATAAATCACTTGCTCTTGTTATTCCTGTGTAGAATAACCTTTGTTTTTCTTTTTCATTTGGATTGAAACTGATGTCTTTGACATTTAGTGCTACTGTTTTATAAGTAGACCCTTGGCTCTTATGAACTGTAAGTGCGTGGTTGTATTTAATCTTGGCAAAAATATCTATAAAAGCATTCCTTTTTTCAAAAGATAATAGCTTTTCTTTACAATTTTTGTTCATAACTGCTGCATACCTTTTAAATGTTGGCATTGACTCATCAGCTAAGACTAAAATATTTCTATTAATTCTATACACTACAAACTTTACTTCTTCTGTTACCTTTTCTTTGACTTGGTCTTTTATAGTTAAAGGCAGAGTTATAGTTTCTTTTACCAATTCTTCTACTTTTACAACTTCATTGGTGTTATAATCACCATAAGGTCCATCAAATACAATAGTTTCATCTAATTCAATTTGACTTGGGTAATCTCCATAGATTCTTCTTCTTACTAAATAGTTGACTTTATCTACTTCTTTATTAGTCCAAGCTAAGTACTTAAATTCATCTGTACCATTGACTCTAGCTAATTCTTCAATAATTTTAGCTAAATTTTCAGTGTACAAATAACCTAATTCTTTACCTTCAGTTTCACTTTGTAGATTGAAAGTCTTATCCCAAATAGTAGATACATTTCTACTAAGAGTAATGATAGGGTTTCCTTTACCTTGTCTAATGATTTCAGTCAATTCTACTTCTGCATAGTCTTGATGAAATATAGGACTATCATCTTCTCCAACAGGGTTAATCTGTTTTGAATCTCCTACAAAAATGACTGTAGTTTTTTGCTTTGTAGCATAATCTTCAATGTATTTTACCATATCAGAATCTACCATAGAAGCTTCATCAATAATCCAATAATCAATATTGTTAAGAGGTAGCCAATTTGGATTAGGACTAGAAATAAATACTCTCTCTCCTGTTTTCTTATCAGTGATACTCTTATATTGTAATGTACTGTGAATGGTAGTAAATTTAATATCATCTACATTTACTTTAGTACGGATTACAGACAATGCCTTGTGTGTTGGAGCTGAACACAATACTTTTTTGGGTAATGTAATGTTGGCTAAATGCTTTACTATACTGTGTACTAACCAAGTTTTACCTACTCCTGCGGACCCTTTTAATAGGATTCTTTTCTCTCTGTTGTTTATGTAGGATACAACCTCATTAAACTTTTCTTTTTGGTGATTTGTTAAATTACTCATTGGCATACACTAATAAAAAAAAAGAAAAAGCAAGGAAAAATCCTCACTCTTTCTTTTGGTTAATAAATTAAAGAACTTCTTGTTGTATAGAAATTGTTGTTGTAATTCCTGCTAATTCTACTTTCATAGCTTCAGTAGCATAAAAATCACTTGGGTCAGCAGTTCTTAAATCTTCATCCTCTTTAACTTGTCTTTTAAAGAAAGTTGCTTTGTACTGAGGTTTACCATTATTAAGAATCATTTGACCTGCTTTTTCACTTCCTTCTCCATAACGCACTACTTGGCTATTAGCAATAGTATCTCTATCTGTTAATCCTGCTAAAATAGCATACTCTTGACTATCAGATACAATTGGTTTATTTGCTAATATTTTGTAAATAGTAGCTTCTGGAAGTAAAGCTAATCTAGCTTGCATAGATTCTACAGTTGAATCTAAAGGTACATCAACCCAAGCAACTCTTCTTTCTTCAGAAGAATATACAGTATCAGTAAACCCAAATTCTTCACTACTAAAAGGATTATCTTTTAGATTGTTACTTACAGACTTTGATGGGTAAAATGACTTTGTAGTCACAGTCTGTTTAATTTCTGCAGTAAGAGTCCCCTCTTTTTGCCATTTAGTTGCATGTACTCTTGAAATTTCTAAAGGAGCTTTAGAGATTTCTTTTCTTACTTTTTGTTCCTGTGTGCTTGCAATTGTGTTCATAATAATGTGATTTAGTTTTTTAACTACTTCATAGTAAAGGTAATAACCTATTCCATAGTTAAAGTTCTGTTTAGTTTTGTTAATACCTTTGTTATTTAAAAGTCAGAGAGGTTTTATTAAAGATCAGGCGAAGCCAACACTTTCTATTACTCTGACCCAAACTTCTGTACTACAATCTGTCTGCCACTAGCTCACTTACAATATTCAAGCTCAAGAGCTTTATTGTTTTTTGGATACAATAGATATGAGAAACCATGTTGACAATGTTTGTAGTGGAGGTGCTGGGAGTCGAACCCAGGTCTTAATTACTTCAATCTTAGAAATTTATACAGCTTTTGAATTTTAATCTTTTACTTCTATTAAAATTCTAAATGTAGAAGGTGTTACTGTATCTTTTAATTCTGCTGTAACAGTGCAAGAAATAGGGTCAACTGTAAACAGTATGACATCCACCACTATAGTTTTTTACCCTAAGCTATAGAAAAAGGGAGTATTAACCTGCTTATCTTTGGCTAAGCTGCCACAGCTACTTCAGCTTCATAAGAAGCTTCTTCTTGTGTATCATCACCTAAAAGGTTAAATACTACATTCATATTAGCTTGTACTTGGGCATTCTCTGTTGTGTTTCCATTTAAAATGATTCACCTTAGTTTACAGTTATCTCTCTGGCTGATTTCTAAAACATAACATAACTAATCAAAGCCACGTC